TTATGCTCTTTGATATGTCCAACTTTATTCTAAACATGTTATGGAGTCTAAGAATTTCTTCTAACAACATATCATTATATCTAGGCATACTAGGTGCCAGTCTAAATATATATGCATTGTTTGTCCTGGTTATTTGTAAGCTAGAGAATTCATCAACAGAACTTATCACGCCTTCAAGATGTGCGAAGTATGCTTTTTCATTCTCTAGCATTACCTCAGGAAAGAATTTCCTTCTTATCTCCATTTATGTTTATACAGTAGTTGTACTAGTGGTTGTGGTTGGTGCAGCTGTAGTAGTTGTAGTAGTGGTAGGATTGCAGCACTCATAGCCAACAATCTCTTGCCAATTACCAACCTTAGGCATTTTACGTCTAAGAACTAAGCTACCTGGAACTACTCTGCCAGATCCATCGAATCTTACATAAGCCTTTAAATCACGTTTTTTAATGCTTCCCATTTTAAATAATTTTAAATGTTAATAGTTTAGGTTATACTTTTGTTTTATGTTATTTACTGCACTAGCGTAATACCATGTGCAATGCTTTTTACTCTCTTCGTTGTTTAACACAACATCTAGGTGAGGATCTTTCATAGGATCTGCACCAGAGTGATATTTTCCTTTATAGAAGCAAGGATATCCTCCTTGTTCTGTTGCTACAATACCAGCGTTGTGGTATATTGAGCAGTTATCTAGTTTAGATATAGGGTCTGGTCCCCATGCAAAATCAAGTTCAGGTATCACCTTTGTTTCTTGATCTCTAAGCCATAGGTTCCACAATACAGCCCACATGTCTGCACACCATGATTGAAACCCATCGTTCTCACTTTTGAAGAACTCTCTGTTTATTGTCTGCAGGTATGTTCTGATGAGTATACAATCATTCATCACCTTGCTCCAGAACGAAGAGTCTACATTCTTCAACAAATATTGTGCACCGCCAGAGTGTTCATTGTTAGCCTCAGCTATCTCTCTAGTTATTCCTATGACACTTGCAATTTCTGCTAAGACATCTCTATGCTTATATTCTTCAAGCTTCTCAGGTAACACCTGATTCACCTTGCTGTCAAAGTAGCTAGCATTTATGTAGCTGTTAGTGTTTGATAGATAGTTTACATCATCTTCTATAAACTTACTTACATCAAACTTATCTGTAAACAATATGTCTGAGTCACAATAGAACACAGCTTTGCTAGACATTTCTGGATTCTCTTTGAAATATTTCCAAAGTAACCACGGACGTAATACAGGAATGTATATACCTAGCAGCTTACTTACATCATTCTCTTCATCTTTATAGAAGTTGAACTCAGCTTCAGGATACAGATCTTGTATCTTTTTCCACTTATCGTTGAACGCTCTTACAGCAGGTGTGAATACAAGAACAATTGCATTCTCTATCTGACCTATTTCTTTTAAGCTCTCCAGCCAAAGATGTACTTGCCATGTGTAGTAAGTATCATCTGGCTGAGCACAGATAAATTTTAAATCTTTCATATGTAGTTGTTGGTTTTTAAATTGTTATTAAGGGGCTGTCGTAGTGGTAGTGGTAGTGTTCTGTGAACCAGTCACCTTGATCAACCTGTCTAACTGCTTAGAAATTTGCCACAACAAGTTATCTGTTGTGCTCCATCCTATTTGTTTTCTTGGTGTTCCCATGTTTTAATATGTTTTAAATAATGTAAAATATTGACTTTGAATACTGTTTGAAGGACTTGCTGTGCCCCATGTAGCAGTGATGTCTAATGTTAAGTCTTTGGTTGTGTCAAAGTTGGTATTTTCAACTGTTCTAAATTCAAATCCCTCCATAGTTCCTGAAGAAGACTTTTGAAATGTCATAATCCCAACAGTTACTATCTCTGCAGTTCCTGCTGCTCCAATATTTCTGATTGTAAAATCAAGCTCAAGAGTGAAGGATTCGTTATTTAATACTGGAAGACTCTGAAGTGCACTGTCTGCTAATGTAATTGTTACATCGTTAAGTGCTTCCACTCTTATTCTTATAAATTCACCACCTCCAGCTGTAGAAATTACACCACCCATCTTTGCAATAAAGCTATCTCCCACCTTAAATGTATTTGCAGGAACACTTAAAGTACCTACACCTGTTCCAATTAAATCTGACTCTACATCAGTATTTACAATTTCTGTACCATCAGCTGTTTGAGAATACAAGCCTCTTGGTGTAGTGTTTAAAATGTTACCAACAAACTTATCTAGGTTCAACCAGTGTTTATAACCCTCACAAGGGTCACACAGTTTCTGCCAAAAGCCTGCTTTTATAAAAGTTGCCATACTACAAAGTTATGAATATTCCTAGACTTATTTTAATGTTTTATAAAATTAAAATAACTAGATATGTTAATGGCTTCTAATTAATTTGATTAGAAGTCTAATGTTAGTGTTATTACAAAAAGATACAACCTGATAGTTGTATAATTATATTGTTCTGCAGGAGGCATTATCTCCCATCCTAGTGCTAGTCTTTGATGTGGCCAGTGAAATCCTATCTCTAATGACCAATCATCCATGTCGTAATCATGCATAGTTAAAATATTTTATATTCAACAACAAAACCATAGCCACCAGGATTGTTTGGTTGCACCCATACACGAGCGCCTAGTGTTAGTTTTTTCAATTCCACCTCAGTTTGAACATATAATAAAGGATCTATTAAAGATGCTTGAAAAGTTTGTACTCCTACAAAACCATTAAACCTCAACGGTTTCTTTGCATTTATAATCTTATCTTGTATACTTATATACTCTTCCTGTTTAGTTATAATAGAGTCTTTAGCTAGTAGTCTCTTTTTAAAGAGCTCTTCTTTTTTTGTAAGTAGTGAAACTCTCTTCTCAAGCTGTGCATATGCAAGCTTTAAGTTATCATATCTTACTAAATCTTTAGCAACCTCTCTAGCTTGATCCTCAGTTAGAATTACTACTGGGGTATCTGTCTGTGAAAAACTGCTGAAGCTCACTAATAGGCATACTATCAACCACTTTAATTTGTACATACTCCGTTTCTTTGATGGTTTGTATTTCCTTTATTACTTCTTTCTCAAGAGAAGACAAACTGTCTATACGTTGTCTGAGTGTTTCATCAGACTGCTTGTAGGTTTTTATTTCCTCACGTAGTTCTTTCAGTGTGTTTTCATACACAACTAATTGAGCATCACTCTGCAGTTGTAGAAACACAAGTACTAAAATAATGACCAATGAAAACCATTGATCTTTTAAAAAGTCCCAAATCTTTTTAATTATCAGCATAAAATTCAATTACGTCCTTATATTCTTTAGCTACTGAAAAGCTAGGACATGCTTTTCTAGCAAACTCATTGTGACCATGTAGCGTTGCACCATCATATGCAGCCATAAGTTCCATGAGTAGTCTCCACAATGCTTCTTTTTGCTGTGGAGTTCTTGTATCTTCAGCAGGCCATCTGCCTCTTTTATCTTTCACTGCAGAAAGTCCACCAACATAACATACACCGATGCTGTGTTTATTATGTCCTCTGACGTGAGCCCCTGGGATTTCAACAGGTCTTCCGTTATGTATACTTCCATCTAAATAAACTATGTAATGGTATCCAATATCTGACCAACCTCTTCCTTCAACATGCCATCTTCTAATCTCATCAACATCAAAATGCTTACCCTCAGGGGTAGCACTACAATGTAATATGATCTTATCTATTCTTCTCATAGACCTTCTTCAGAAGAGTATGGATTATATATTGGACCATCTGATTTCTTTGCTTTGAATAGTTTCTCTACCAGGTCTGAAACACCTTGTATAGATATGTATACAGTGGCTATTATCACCCAATCAGAAGATGTTATATTATCAGAGAACAGACCAAAACAAGCCACTATAAACACAGTGAGCTTTCTACTGATCCACTTCTTTAAAAAATAATCTATCTTCTCTTTTCTACTCATCCTTTTTTGTTTATCCAAGCTTTAACAATGTCCCAGTTCTTGTGAGCAAATACACCAAAAGAAACACCAGCCCAGATTTTATATCCTGCTATCCACAAGATAATTCCAAGTGCTAGTCCTAAAGCTCCTTCAATTCCGTTTGATACAATCCATGATTTTACTACATGGTATAAGTTCTTTATCTTATTCATATTATTTAATTTTAGGGTATATGTTAGTAACCCACTGGATAATTAATGCTCCAGCAGTGATGAGGCCAATAGTCCAAGAGAACTTCTTTTTGAATTCTTCTTGTTTTTGAAGCTGTATTTCAAGCTCCTCTATTTTTTTCTTAAGTTCGTCAATATCATTAATAAACCCTCCTGTTTTTGTCAGGGAGTTTCCTAATATTGCATCAACTACTTGTGTTAATTTTGTATCGATGGAGTTCATTTTTTCCTCCAACTCGTACAGACGTTGATCCATGTTTTTTAATTCTTGTTTTACTTGCTGCTGAAAAGCAGATAGATTGTTATTGGCCATGATATATATAGGTATGAGAACACACGTTGGTTTACGTGCCTTGTTTGAGGGATATATAGGCGTGTGTTGTAGTTCTGTGCAGGGATGCACTTTGTAATATACAAATATAATTAAACTTTACAAAAAAAGAAATACCTTGACCAAATAATTTGCATAATATAGCATAAAGTTTTCACAATTTTTGTAACTTTGTAGGTAAAATCAAATACTATGCCGCACAGCTGGAGTGGATTCAAATCTAGAGTCCAAAAATGGGTAATCGATAACGTATCAACTACTAAAAGAATTCTTGATGTAGGTCCTGGTGCAGGAATTTATGGAGACTTACTATCTGGACATGGATATCAGATAGATGGTGTTGAGATATTTTCACCATACATTGAGAAGTTCAATCTAAGAGATAAGTATGACAATGTATACATAGGTGATATAAGAAAATTTGATATATCAGACTATGATTTCATTATACTAGGAGATGTACTAGAGCACCTCAACAAGGAAGATGCTATTTCTCTTATTGATAATATTAAAAAACAAGGAAAAGAATGCCTTGTATCTATTCCATATGAGATGGAGCAAGGTGAGTGGGAAGGAAATACACATGAAACACATTTACAAGACGACTTAACTCCTGAAATAATGAGTGAGCGCTATCCTAGTTTAGAGTTATTGTGTGGTAATAAAGACTATGGATACTATATGTATATGAAACGAAAAGTGGAGAAAGCTTATGTTTTATATGCAAATACATCTTATTATGATGTTGTATGTGAGGCTGTAAAAAGCATTAATAACGCAAGTGATGTTCCTGTTATTGTATACATGATTAACTCTGAATGGAAAGTTCCTGGTGCATACAAGACAATCAAGTGGGATTTACATGGTATATACATTAAGAAGAACAAATATATAGATAGAAATGATACAAAGGTGTTCAAGCTATTAGCAGAAAGACCTCGTGTGATTGCTGATGCTCTTGATAATTATGCTAAGACAGTGGCATATATAGACTCAGATACTATTGTAACTAAGTACATAGATGAGATTTTTAATTACTATCCAGAAAATTGCACACATCCATACTTTACAAAAGGTATATATGACTATCTATTTATTAATGGACGTGGTGGTGTAGAGACAAGAGATGAACTGTATAAAAGTTTAGAACATGCAGCGTGTGAACTGTTTGGTGTAGATCAGAATGTAAGAGATAAGTATAGACAAACTGGTTACTTTGTTGCAGGTCAACATGCTAGAAAGTGGATTGATGAATGGATGTGGATGTGTTCTCATCCAGCTGTTGTAAAGAATCCACAACTATATGCACCATATCATGAAGAAACACTAGCTAATGTACTCCTGTGGAAATATAATATACACGAAGGACTTCCTATAATGTATATGAACTACAAAGGAGAGATAGATATTGATGCTATAGAGTTTACAGGAGAGATGCGTCATGAATCAGAATGGGTGGCTGTACCAGCTAAGAAAGAACAGCTCATGGCATTTCACGGAGAAAAAGATATAAATATAATGAAACAGATGAACAGTAAGCTTTCTAAACGAGTGTTGTTCCTAGCACCTCATCTATCTACAGGTGGTATGCCTGAGTTCCTTCTCAAAAGAATCAAAGCACTTAGTGGGTTTAACATTTATGTTGTAGAATGGACCAACTATAGTGATGAGTATGTTGTTCAGAAGAATCAGATTAAGAAACTTGTATCCAACTTCTATACACTAGGAGAAGATAAGACAGAGCTCATAGACATCATTAAAGACAATAATATAGATATTGTCCATATAGATGAGATGGCTGAGTGTTTAGGAGATGGTGCAGATGATGTACTACCTCTATTATATAATAATGATAGATCTTGGAAGATCATTGAAACCTGTCACAACATATCATTTAATGCTGATGCAGAAAAGAGATATCACCCAGATGTATATGCTTTCTGTACACCCTATCATTTAGAGACATTTAAAAACATGCCGTCTCTCAGAGAAGTTCTAGAGTTTCCTATAGAGCCTGTAGTACATGATTGGCAGAGCAAATTAAATGCTAAATATGATTTAGAACTAGACCCAAGCAAGAAACATGTTGTAAACATAGGACTATGGACTAAAGGTAAGAATCAGGGAGAAGGTGTAGCATTAGCTAAGAAGTTTCCAAATGTAGAGTTTCACTTTGTAGGTAACCAAGCAGTTAATTTTAAAGACTACTGGGAACCATTGATGAAAGACTTACCACCTAATGTAACTGTATGGGGTGAGCGTAGTGATACAGACAAGTTCTTATTAGCTGCAGATGTATTCATGTTCAACTCCACCTGGGAGTGTAACCCACTAGTATTGAGAGAGGCTATATCATATGGCCTACCTATACTAGCACGTAATCTTCCACAGTATAAAGATATGTTTACAGCATACATAGAAGATTTACATCCTATGAAGATGAAAAATCAGCTGAATAAACTTCTTACAGCTGCACCAGCTTATGATGTACCATCTAATAACACTATGGATGTATTTGGTGAGCGTCATAAAGAGTTGTATAACAAAGTGTTAGATATGGATGTTATACAAAATGAAACAAGTAAAGACTATAATATTATACAACACTTTGTAGGTCAACCATATTTAGAAATTACAGGTAGGTCTAAAGACAGATTTAATGTATATATGTATGATGGTGCAAAATTGGTGTATAATAGCACCATAGGAACTAATAACTGGGTGAGGCTCAATAGAGAGTATTATACAGAGTGGACCACTTTGATTACAAAAGCTAGTACTGGTGAGCAAGTGTATAAAGAAACACTCAATCTATATAACAAACGTGTCTATATAGCATTTGATAGTTCATCATTAGGAGATACAATAGCCTGGATACCTTATGTATTAGAATTCAAGAAGAAACATGGATGTAAAGTGATTGTAAGCACGTTTAAGAACTTCTTGTTTGAAGATGTATATCCTGAGCTTGAGTTTGTAAAGCCTGGAACAGAAGTGGAGAATGTCTATGCAATGTATAAAATAGGATGGTTCTACAATGAAAACAAAGAACCTGTTTTACCAAATACAATTCCTCTACAGAAAGCTGCTACAAATATACTAGGACTACCATATGAAGAAATTGTTCCTAGAATAAAGAAAGATTGGGGTAATGTTATAGAAGGTCAGGAGTACGTTACAATAGCTACTAACTCTACAGCTGGTTGTAAGTTCTGGACTAGAGAAGGATGGCAAGAGGTTATAAACTTCTTACATGATAAAGGATATAAAGTGATTAATACATCTATAGAAGACAATCCTTTTGACAATTGTGAGAAGATATCAGATACGTCTATTGAATACACTATAGATTGTATTAGACAGAGCACTTTCTTTATAGGGCTTAGTAGTGGACTAAGTTGGTTAGCGTGGGCTATTGGTGTGCCTGTTGTAATGATATCCAACTTCACAGAAGCTGATCATGAGTTTAGCTGCTTGAGAGTTGTAGATACATCTTTATGTCATGGATGTTGGAACAATCCAAACCATAAGTTTGATAGGGGAGATTGGGACTGGTGTCCTGAACATAAAAATACCCCTAGACATTTTGAATGTCATAGAGGTATACCAGCTAGTAAAGTGATTGATGTAGTATCTACGGTATTACAAATGAGTTAGATTCTTTATGTAACTCTTTAGCTATCTCAGCTTCTAGACTATCCACCATATCAAGACCAAGTGCATCTCTAACAAAATCTGTTAGATCATTACTTGTTAAGTCTTCTATTTCTACAAAGTTATCTAAGGAGGATGTATCAAGTTGTACTTGTCCAAGTATTTCATGATGTTTACCATCTTCCATACCTCGTATCATATAGTATACAGTGTGTATAACATTGTTATGCCCATCCAATTCTGGATAAGCTTCTACTTCTGAACAGTTCCATGTATATGATATTGCCATAATTTATTATTTTACTGCGTCTAATAGACCATTTTTAAATATTAAGTCTACAGTGGCTCCTTTTGTATTAACTACAACAGTGACTGTCTGAGTCACTCCACTTGCTGAAGAACTTGTACCTGATGTCCCACTTGTCCCAGAAGCTCCTGTAGCACCTGTTGATCCCTGTGGACCAGTTGGACCTTGTGGACCAGTAGCTCCAGTTGCTCCTGTAGCTCCAGTAGCTCCTTTTGCACCACTCGTACCACTAGTTCCTGATGAACCACTAGCACCAGTAGCACCAGTATTACCTTTAGGACCTTGAGGTCCAGTAGGTCCTGTTGCTCCGTTTACACCTGATGTACCATTTGCACCAGCTGGACCTGTTGAACCAGTATCACCTTTTGGTCCAGTGGCTCCAGTATTTCCCTTAGCTCCAGAAGTACCACTAGTACCACTAGATCCAGACGCACCAGTAGCGCCTGTATTTCCTGTGTTTCCTTTAGGTCCAGTAGCACCTGTGGCACCTTTTGCACCACTAGTTCCAGAAGTACCAGAACTACCAGATGCACCAGTTGCTCCAGTACTTCCTGTATTTCCCTTTGGACCCTGTGGTCCAGTGGCACCATTTACACCACTCGTTCCACTCGTTCCACTAGCTCCTGTAGCACCAGTATCTCCTTTTGGACCAGTTGGTCCTGTTGCACCTGTATTACCCTTAGCTCCAGACGTTCCTGAAGTACCTGAACTTCCACTAGCTCCAGTGGCACCAGTATTTCCTTTAGGTCCTACAGCTCCATTAACACCTGAGGTTCCAGATGATCCACTTGGTCCTTGAGGACCTGTTGCACCTGTACTTCCTGTATTACCTTTTGCTCCAGAGGTACCTGACGTACCACTAGAACCTGAAGCACCTGTGGCTCCTGTATTTCCTGTTGCTCCTTTAGCACCAGAAGTTCCACTTGTTCCACTACTTCCTGCAGCACCAGTTGCTCCTGTGTTACCTTTTGGTCCTTGTGGGCCTGTTGCTCCAGTTGCACCAGTGGGTCCTTGAGCTCCAGTGTTACCTGTATCCCCTTTAGGACCTTGTATAGATCCACCACTCACCCAACTACCATCTGCATAAATCCAAAATGAGTCATCACTTTGTACAATGTATGCATCTCCATCAGAAGCAGAACTAGGTAAACTACCTGATGTGCTTACAGAACCTTTCATTGTTAATCCCCAACCAGGAGAACCTGTAGCACCTGTTGGACCAGTGGGTCCTTGCACACCCTGTGGTCCTTGTGGACCAGTGGCACCTTGAGGTCCTTGAGAAGAAGCTTTTGTAGGATCTAATCCAAATGCTGTATCTATATAACCATGTATATCTTCAAGATCTTTACGAAGAGTCTCTATCATATTTATGATAGGAGCTAAGAATTCTTTCTTTGCAGGATCAATAACTGATTCAAGAATATCATTTGTCTCCTCCACTTTATCATAATCAGAAGTGGGCAGCTCCACAATTCCAGAAGCATTTTTAGATGCTCTTTCAAGTGTAGCTTTAAGCTCATAGAGTTTCTTTAATCTTATTGCTGAATTTAAGTTTGCCATATTATGGAGTGTTTTCTGTGTATTGTACAATTATTGTAACAGCCATTCCTTGTAATAGTCTTGTACCTCCGTCTGATGTAAATCCTAAACTAAATCTATCACCTTCATTAAATGTGAAGCCACTTACACCAAAGTCTCTGGTAACCACCATACTAGTAGTAGCTCCACCTGTAACAGTGGCAGGATATGTTGTACCACTTGTAGTTCCATTTGTACTTGTTCTAAATGTAACGGAAGTTGCTGTTGGTGTTGATCCACTCACCCATCTCATAACAACCTTTCTCACTCTACCATTATAAGGAGCTACCATTGAATTGTAATAGTTTATTGTAGTGGACTCTACAACATAACCAATAGGTAACCAGTATATAGTAGAATTTGATGAAGATATATTGTGCAAAAAACTTGCAGCTATTGGGAAACTAACATATTTCCATTCAACAGCGTCATTACCATTACTATATAAAGCTTGTCCTGGAGCACCTGGGTCATTACCGTTGTCTTTAATACCAGACTTTTCAAAACGCATACTGCCTTTGTTGATATGTATGAGTTCTGTTGGATTAACATCCCATCCAGCTCTTGTTTTTCCAAAAGTAATCTCAGTTTTGTCTACATCATACTCAATCGAAGAACCAGTCCAATATCCATTCTCATCACCCATGATGATTTTAGGTGTACTTATATCTGTTCTAAACAGGTTACTTACACCAATACCAGTCTTGCTATTTACAATGTTACCTTCTATCTCTACATCACCAACAACATCAAGACGAGCAGAAGGAGATGTATTGTTAATACCAACATTACCTAGGTAGTCAATTCTCATTTTTGTTGAAGGAGCTGCTCCAATTCCTGTAGTAGCAGTGAGAAAATCAAGATTACCACCACCATTACTTCCTGAACCAGGAGCATTTTGAGCTGAACACATTATTTGGGCCATTGTATACCCACCAGTTGCATCATCCTTACCCACCCATTGTAATATACCTAGTTTCTGAGCAGCTGATATAGTTGTGTCACCATTATATAATGTAAGTACACCACCATTATTATCATTGTATCCTTCAATAATAGCATCTGAAGGTTGTCCATAAGTGTGACTAGTTACAGGGAAAAGTTGATTAACAGCAAATGCACTAGCAGCACCATTATTATCTACAGCTAGATATCCATTACCAACTTGAACATCATTTTGTCTGTTTCCTATACCACCACCAAGATAAATTATTGTACCTGCTTGAGAATATACAAGCATGTTACCAGAGTATGCACCAATATAGTTATTGGTACCATTAGCAATGTATATACCAGTACTAGTGTATATATTACCAACTACATCAAGTTTTGAACTTGCTATACCAGCACTAGTACCACCTACAACCACTGTTGTACCACTCTCAAATATTGGAACAGCTGTGTTACCAATTGTTGTAGCACTAGTAAACTTAGTTACATAGTTTGTAGTTCCTGATACAGCAACTGATGTACCACTAGTACCACTGGTCCCACTGGTACCATTAGCTCCATTCACACCACTAGTTCCACTAGTCCCACTAGTTCCACCGCTTCCATTAGCACCGTTAACACCTGATGTACCACTAGTTCCTGAGGTTCCAGGTGCTCCATTATTACCACTTGTACCAGATGTACCACTAGTACCATTACCTCCATTCACTCCAGACGTTCCTGAAGTTCCAGAAGTACCGCTTGTTCCTGGTGCACCGTTATTACCAGAAGTACCAGATGTTCCACTTGTACCATTACCACCATTTACTCCACTTGTACCAGATGTGCCAGAAGTTCCACTGCTACCACTGTTACCACTAGTACCGCTTGTACCAGATGTTCCAGGTGCACCATTATTTCCAGAGGTGCCACTAGTTCCAGACGAACCACTGTTTCCAGAGGTTCCACTAGTTCCACTCGTTCCATCATCACCATTTACACCAGACGTTCCACTTGTTCCAGATGTACCACTAGATCCACTGTTACCACTAGAGCCAGATGTACCACTGGTCCCACTTGTACCAGGAGCACCATTGTTACCAGACGTTCCACTAGTACCAGTTGTACCACTACTACCACTTGTTCCACTTGTACCAGAAGTACCAGGGGCACCATTATTACCTGATGTACCAGAGGTTCCACTAGTTCCATCATCTCCAGAAGTTCCACTACTTCCTGAATTACCACTAGTACCTGAGGTTCCAGAAGTTCCATTTACACCACTACTACCACTTGTTCCTGCAGTACCTGATGTTCCACTAGATCCACTATTGCCTGAGCTTCCAGAGGTACCTGAAGTACCAGAAGTTCCTGATGTACCAGGAGTTCCTGGATCTCCCTTATCACCTGTAGTTACAAAACATACAATTACATCTTCGTTATTACTAAATGGTGATGTTGCTGAAGATGCTGAGTTGGTTATATTTAATGTCCACCAAGTTCCATTATCAGTGAGATCACTAATTGCAAAGAGGAGGAACTGAGAAGCATCTGTTTTATTAGATATTCTCATGAATCCTTTCACTGCAGAAGTTACACTATCTATTGTCTGTAAGAAAGACTGAATAGAGTTTGAGTTATCGTCTGTCTCATTAATATAAGAAAGTGTGGCTGTATTCTGTGTTGTGTTATTTAGTCTTACTAAACCTGTTCCTGGATTAGTAGATGTGCTAGTTGAGAAAGTGTAGTCAAAACATGCACCACCAAAGTTACCATCAACACCAGATGTTCCTGCTGTACCAGAACTTCCAGAGGTACCAGATGTACCACTACTTCCACTATTACCACTACTTCCACTAGTCCCAGATGTACCAGATGTACCTGTAGTACCACTGGTTCCATCATCACCACTAGTACCTGAAGAGCCACTATTACCACTGGTTCCAGAGGTTCCGCTTGTACCATTGTTACCATCTATACCACTGGTTCCTGAAGTACCACTAGTTCCATCATCACCAGATGTACCACTAGTACCTGTTGTTCCAGAGGTAGCGCTAGTACCTGACGTACCACTTGTACCATCATTACCGTTGATTCCAGATGTACCACTGGTTCCAGATGAACCACTTACACCAGAAGACCCACTAGTACCTGTTGTACCGCTAGTTCCACTTGTTCCATCAGCTCCATCAGCTCCACTTGTACCAGAAGTACCTGTAGTACCACTAGTTCCTGAAGTGGCACTTGTACCACTACTACCACTAGTGCCAGAAGTTCCATCATTACCTGATGTGCCATCCACACCTGATGTACCTGAAGTTCCAGTTGTTCCGCTAGTACCACTTGTACCACTTGATCCACTAGTCCCACTAGTACCACTGGTTCCATCTGCTCCATCATTACCAGATGAACCACTAGTTCCACTAGTACCGCTAGTACCATTTGCACCATCAGCACCTGAGGTTCCACTAGTACCTGATGTACCATTCACTCCAGAGGTGCCACTAGTACCACTGGTACCATCGTTTCCATCTACACCACTAGTGCCAGATGTACCTGTAGTACCACTCGTACCAGATGTTCCTGAACTTCCATCATTTCCATTTATACCAGATGTACCACTTGTACCGCTTGTACCTGCAGGACCATCATTACCACTGGTACCAGACGTACCAGAAGTACCTGTAGTTCCAGAGGTTGCTGACGTACCACTAGTTCCAGAAGTACCATCAGTGGCACTTGTACCAGCTGTACCAGACGTACCACTAGATCCACTAGTAGCACTTGTACCAGAGGTACCGCTACTACCATCTCCTCCAGTAGCACCATCTAAGTTAACTTCCCATGAAGTATATGTTCCTGATCCAACTGTTCTTGTTGGACTTCCAAAACATAGCTCACCTGTGCCAGAATTGTATGACACCACTTCACACTCCTGATAGTTAGAAGTGTCATATGCTATTATAATAGACTGAGCTGTTGAATATGCTAAACCTGTATCTACATCAATACATCCTGAGGATCCTAATGTGAACGAGTCTGTAGAAGTTGTAGCATATAAATCACCTGTACTTCCACTGGTTCCAGATGTTCCAGAAGTTGCACTTGTACCGCTAGTCCCACTTGTACCTGTAGTACCTGATGTACCAGTAGTACCTGATGTTGCTGAAGTTCCAGACGTTCCACTAGATCCAGCTACAGTGATACCACTTGTACCACTAGTTCCTGACGTACCATCAACAGCAGATGTACCTGAAGTACCAGAGGTGCCATCAATTGCACTTGTTCCACTACTACCAGACGTTCCTGATGTACCAGACGTACCATCTATAGCAGATGTTCCACTAGTCCCACTCGTACCACTTGTACCATCCACTCCACTTGTTCCTGATGTACCACTAGTACCATCAATACCAGAGGTTCCATCAATACCTGAAGTACCACTTGTACCTGTAGTACCTGAAGTACCTGAGGTTGCAGAAGTACCACTTGTCCCTGTGGTTCCACTTGTACCAGATGTACCAGCAGTTCCTGAAGAGCCAGATGTTCCTGTTGTGCCACTAGTACCACTAGTTCCATCAATTCCAGACGTACCACTTGTACCACTAGTGCCACTTGTTCCATTTACACCACTACTCCCAGAGCTACCACTTGTGCCTGATGTACCATCTATACCACTAGAACCGCTAGTTCCTGTTGTCCCAGAAGTACCTGAAGTGCCACTTGTTGCACTAGTTCCACTAGTTCCACTTGTGCCATCTATACCTGAAGATCCAGATGAGCCACTTGACCCACTAGTTCCTGTAGTTCCGCTTGTACCAGAAGTACCACTCGTACCATCTATTCCACTAGTTCCTGATGTAGCAGATGTACCACTGGTACCAGATGTACCTGTCGTACCACTACTACCAGAGGTTCCAGTAGTTCCTGACGTTCCAGTAGTTCCTGAAGTACCTGACGTAGCTGATGTACCGCTTGTTCCTGATGTTCCTGAAGATCCATCACCACCTGTAGCACCATCGAGATTAATTTCCCATGCTGAATATGTTCCACTTCCTACAGTTCTTGTAGGTGATCCAAAGCAAAGTTCTCCAGTGGCAGAGTTATAAGAAACAACTTCACACTCTTGGTAGTTACTAGCATCGTAAGCAATAATGATAGATTGAGCCACTGAGTAAGCTAGTCCTGTATCTACATCTAGACAACCTGAATTACCTAATGTAAATGAGTCTGTTGATGTGGTTGCATAGAAGTCTCCTGAGAGTCCACTAGTACCTGAGGTACCTGTTGTACCTGACGTACCGCTGGTTCCACTAGTACCATCTATTGCAGAAGTACCTGAGCTACCAGATGTACCTGTGGTGCCACTAGTGCCAGAACTACCACTAGTTCCACTGGTTCCTGTAGTACCACTAGTACCAGTTGTACCGCTAGTACCACTAGTAGCAGATGTCCCACTTGTACCTGAAGAACCACCAGTTCCATCTAATCCAGAGCTACCAGAAGTGCCACTAGTTCCAGATGTGCCTGATGTCCCAGAAGTACCACTTGTCCCACCAGTACCATTAGTCCCACTCGTACCAGAACTTCCAGAAGTTCCTGAGGTCCCTGAGGTTCCAGAGCTTCCTGAACATACACCATTAAGTCCTATGCTTCCTCCATTATCAACAGAAACACTTCCACCTATAGCACATATATCTATAGTAGTGTTTTTTGGGAATGTGATGGAGTCTGCTTGTAAATCACAATCTGTAAAGGTTACAGTGCAATTTGGGTTTCCACCACCACTAGGACAAGTTACATTATAGCTAAGACAAGACTGTCCACTAGTTCCACTAGTTCCAGAAGTTCCTCCTGTTCCGTTTGTTCCACTTGTGCCAGAGGTTCCAGAAGTACCACTAGTTCCTGTAGTACCACTGGTGCCAGATGTTGCACTTGTACCTGACGTACCACTTGTTGCTGATGTACCAGAAGTTCCACTAGTGGCAGATGTTCCTGATGTTCCACTTGTAGATCCTACAGCAATACCAACTTGTTTTGAGTTGATTACAACAGATGGAGATGCAGGTTTAGTGTATGGTGATGTTGCACTTGAAGTTGCAGTGATTCGAATGTTAGCACTTGCTGATGCAAAGAAAAGCTCTACATAATCATTTGCAGCAAGCTCTAATATAAAGGATGTGTATGGTAGATATTTTACAGTGTTTACATCAACATCAAGAATTCTGTCTTTACGTACAATATCAGTTCCATTCTTCTGTAACCAAATGTCCACTGAAGATGTTCCTGTTCCTGATGTTTTCTCAACTTGTAGAGAATATCCTATTTCATATATACCAGCATGTGGGTGTCTTAACTGTTGACTAAAGTCTAATACAATACCATTTGCTAGCTCTGTAGTGTTGAATGTAATAGCTGTTGGTGTGCTTGCTGCACTTACAGTTTGGTTTGTATTATCAGAGAAACTAGCATACCAGTTTGCTATAGATGCACCAGATGATCCATCTATACCACTAGTTCCTGCAGATCCTGAAGTACCAGTAGTACCACTTGTTCCAGCAGTACCGCTACTTCCAGATGTTCCAGTGGTTCCAGAAGTTCCACTTGTAGCACTCGTACCAGATGTACCTGATGAACCAGCACTTCCACTTGATCCACTAGTACCTGTTGTACCACTGGTTCCTGATGTCCCACTACTACCGCTTGTACCTGTAGTTCCACTTGTACCAGTGGTGCCTGATGTACCAGATGTTCCTGACGTTCCAGTTGTACCTGAGGTTCCAGCTGTTGCTGATGTACCTGATGTACCACTAGACCCATCTCCACCTGTTGCTCCATCAAGGTTTATACACCATGAAGTGTATGTACCAGATCCCACCACTCTAGAAGGTGGGGTAAAGCATAAAGATCCTGTGGCAGGATTGTAAGAAACAACATCAGATTCTTGATAGTTGTCTACATCATGTGCAATAACAATAGATTGACCTGGAGTGTATGCAAGTCCAGTGTCTACAGATAAACATGTATTGGTAGTGTTACCTAAAGTGAATGATGTACTTGTAATACATGTTTTATATTTATCCCCTTGATCTCCAGATGTACCGCTTGTCCCAGAGGTGCCTGTAGTTCCACTAGTACCACTAGTCCCTGAGGTACCAGTAGTTCCACTTGTTCCTGTTGTTCCTGACGTACCAGCAGTACCAGAAGAGCCTGAAGTACCTGTTGTTCCAGATGTTCCAGATGTTCCTGTGGTCCCTGAAGTACCGCTAGTTCCAGAGGTTCCACTTGAACCAGATGTTCCACTCGTTCCAGATGTCCCAGAGGTACCAGACGTACCTGTGGTTCCAGATGTCCCAGAAGTGCCAGAGGTCCCACTAGTACCATCAACTCCTTTACCAGCACACAATGCATCATTAATATTTTGTAATGCTTCTTCTAAGGTTTGGTTGGTATTGACTTTAGCGCATACTAAGTTAGGGCCTTCATAGAAGACACATGCACTACTTAGTCTTGTCTTGCAGGGATCTGCTGCACAAATTAACTTACTCATCTGGAATGGGGTTTATTCTTAGTGTACTATCTTAAGGATGTCTCCTGTTCTGTATAGTTGTCCAGCAACCAGTCCAGCAAATAATGCTGCAGCATTATTGGAATATTCAGGCACTCCTGCAATTGGTGCTGTTAATAACTGATCAAAATCATCAGATGTACCAGCAGTAGATGCATAGTACACTGCACTTGTGTTATTATCAACATACAATTGACCTACATATGTTGCAGGTGATGTTGGAGCTCCTGTTCCTGTAAGAGGTACAAGATTGCTATTAATGTTACCTAGAATTGTTTGTAAATCATCTAGTGGATTCACAACAATATTTGTAAGGTAGGGGCCATTGTATATAATGCATTCAGCATTTTGATATACAGCGCACGTTGGGCAAATTTCAGCGGTTCTCATAATTACAAAGATATGTTTTATATATGTGTTTTAAAAATTGTTATAAAAATATAGGGCTATAATATAGCGTTACCTAACCCTTTTTGGAATTGTTACATCAAATTCCTTAGCAAAGTCTTCATTAAACATTGCAAGATAGTTCACAAATGATTTAGCAAGTGGGAACATCTTCATTAGGTTTTTAGTTGGCTGAGCATCCTTTCTAACCTCATCAGCTGTCTTACCTGGATTACTAGTATCAAATCCTGTAATCTCTTTAGCAGTGTGATCAGCAAATCTTCTTATATCTTTTAGCAGTCCAAGAAGAGGCATACCAGCATCAAGTGTGTTTGCCATTTCTGATGGGTTGTAGAAGAACAGAAGCTCACTAATAAACTTGTCTACAACTCTTTGGTTAAATCTAAGAAAGTTTTTTCTAGCTTTGTCATCATCATCATCTGGAGCAATAGCACCAACAATAAATGATATAGAGAGCATGATAAGTAGTATACGAAGTTCCTTAATTTGGTTATATAAGTTAGTTTGTATCATGTCAGCAAACTCTTCTTTTGTAAGATTTGCTTGTACACCATTCTTTTGAAAGTACTGATCTGTGTATTTTTCATACAGTTCATCAAGTTTCTTCAACCCTTGTTCGTTACCTTTTAGAATATTTGTTATATTCAAAGTCTTATCTCTGATACTTTCTAATAAAAGTCCACCCCATAGTCTCACTCTACCTACGTCATAACGTTCTCCAGTAGTCATACCATCTTCACCTATCTCTACATTAAAATCATCAGCTACCTTTCTGAACTCACCAAAACGTGTGTCAACAAGTTTAGGAATCCATCCTTTAAATACCATTAAAGAACGAGTCCAAACATTCATGTTTATTCTTAGGTTGTCAAATTCTGTTTGACCACCAGTAGCAGTTCTAGCAAGTGTTCTAGCTATATTAGTGAGACGTTGTAGTTCTTGTCTATTGTTTAGATCTAGTCCTGGTACAACAAGCTTGCCATCTTCTAGTTTCTTTGTAGCATTGATAGATCTTGTTTTCTGTAGCTCTGCAATCTCTTCCTTAATCTTAGGATTGAGTGTTCTATATTCTTCAGCGCTGTTATATCTTGCTTTGTATTTGTTCTTTACAAAGTCTCTGATGTTTACAAGTTTACCATCCTGCACCATCATATTGTCTAATAGGGCCATAAATATAGACTTCTCTAGATGTTGTTCAGGTTGTCTAAAGAATACAAATAATAAATCAGAAAAGTTCTTGTCTGTAAGAGTTGACATACCAGATTTTACTAACTTATCATAAGTGGGGTCATCTTTCAGTGGCATGAACTTATCAATAAGCTGAATGAACATTTTTCTTTCATCATCATTCTTAAACTTATTTCCAATTAATTTAGCTTCATACTTTGCCACCTCTCTAGCTTTAAAATACTTACCTGCCTGTGCAGATACCTGTATGTTACCACCAAAGATGTTTACAGCACCAGATATAAATTCAAAACCTAATGACTTCATCTGAGTATATCTATTCATGAAGTCCATAGTTTTTTGTAGAGAGATAACTGTATCTTTTTCATTAACAATTTCTCTACCAAATACTTTGTTTATTCCTCTTCCTAGTGCTATGTCTGTATCATCTGCAGCATATCTTTTTCCATATAAGACATTGTTAAAGTAGTCATCAATAATTTTTATATTTTGGGTATTACCTGCCTCAAGCTGCACTCTACCATCTGATATCACAGCATTGCCAAATCTACCTGTCTTAATGTTTTTCTTAAACTGCTGTACAGTTTTAGCAAGAAGAAGTTGATCCTCTACCTCAGTTAGATACTTATACTTATTCATGTGATTAGTATACAGTATAAGATTCTTAAATAAATCTAAGCTAACATCAGAGTAGTCATTAGTACCATCTTCTTTTGTTTTACTAAAGTCACTAGTGTAATATTTAGGTATAGAGTTTTCTAGTTCATTTGTAAGTTCGTTTATAGATCCATACCCTACATCATCAGCTCTAGCTTTTAAATTACCAAATGTATTTGAGATAGATCCTAAAGAACCATCCCAAGCAATACTCTCTGCCATGCTCTTTCTAACGAACGGTAGGAATGTAGAGCGTACAGCATTGTCTATATATCCAATCTCTGTAGCTTTATCATTCATCTTAGAGATCCAGTTATATAACTCAAATAGCTCAGGATCTTTTTTAAGATCAACGTATTCTTTACTCTGCCACTTCTCTTGTGGGTGTCTTTTTATTACGTAGTTGTTCCAACCATTAAAGTCACGTCTATTTACATCCCATTTTCTTTGCTCTTCTAGTATAAGTTTTTCTTTTAGAGCACCTTCCTCATATGTTTTGTTTATACGACTAAGTCTTTGCTTAAGTATCTTGTTAGCTTCTTGAGCATAAGCTTTTAAATCAACATTATCTTTTAGCCACTTTTTACTTCTTGCACCCTCTTGAGCATTTGCATCTACTTGCTCATAGAATGCCTTCTGATACTTATATATAAGTTTGTTTACAATACCACCCTCAGTATCTTTTTGATACACCTTTAATACCAAGTCTCTTAAGTTACCACCTCTAGCTTTTAACTTTTCCTGTATTGCAATAAGCTCATTGACCTCTCGTAATGATTCTTCTTGAGCTTTACCCATAGCACGGTTTGCCATCTTATACAAAAGATCTGTAGCTGCTAGTCCTATATCTGATAATCCTCTAAAGAGTGATCGTAGTCCTTTCACAACTCTTTCTGGAGACATAAGTCCTGTTACAAGATTACGCTCACCTATAAACTTATCAGAGAACTCGCCAGCAATCTTCACAATCTTTGTTCTTGACTTACGAATAGATTCTGATTGATCTCTAAGTTTGTCAAGCAGTTCTTTTCTTTGAGCTAAAGACTGCTTATCTTCTTCTGTGATAGCATCTTGCTCCATCTCTTTAGTGTAAATTAAATCACCAATGTTATCAGTGAGTTCACCAAACACTGCAGAAGAAGCAATGTACTCTCTCATGTTTGCTGAGAAATCAGATAATTGTACGTCTGTTAGGTCTTTATCATCTGCTGGTCTACCTTCGTATGCACTTTGATATTCTGCAATTATGTTTGACCCCTCTCGTTCCATAACAGAGATTGCATCAATCAGTGGTCCAATGTTTTGGTTACCTCGTAAAGATCGTATTGCTTTGTTTAAGATGTTTAGTCGCTCCACCTTAAACATTCTTTCTTCCTCACTACTTACAAGTTTCTTTGATAATTGAGCTTGTACAGCATTCAACTGTTTAATTACATCATCAAGAACTTCTACGCCTGTAGTTTCTGATTCTTCTGATACAGGTGTGAGTGTAAGCTTGTCTATCTTATTTGGATCTACAGAACCAATCTCTATACCTTTTATCTCTAACTTGCTAGTTGGGTCTTGAAAGTTTTGTCTCTTAAGATCCATGATGATTGGAACAGCTCTGTTCTTACCAACTTGTTTTACACCATAGTTGTCAAGTAATATCTTCTTGTACGTACCAAGCTGTATACCATATGCTCCTTGCTTATACCAAGCAACATCTTCAGCACCTTTTGCAACACTCATAAACTTCCAGTCATAAATGTTTGCTGTACCATCTTCTTCAACAATCAACAAGTCAATTGTACCTGCCTCTTTGTTTTTAGGATCATACACTTGTAGTTCAGAAAACACTAATGGGTTCTTACCATTCTCTGAGAACGATGCAATAAGATCAGTGTAGTAAGTCTCTAACTTATCATACACCTGATTGTTTAAAGAACCTTGTATGTTAGGACGTGGTCCTGGAGTTTCTCTTCTAGTGCCATCTTCATTAAAGAATCTAGCATGTGCCTCTTCAAAATATCCATGGTATTGTGTACCTAATACACGCTTCACTTCATTATCTTTCTGTTCCTGAGCAGTAAATCTCTTATCACCAAAGCGTGCTCTGTACCAACGCTTAACTCGATCAGTTACCCTTTTGGTAATTCTTACATACTTACCATTAACAAGAAGTTCGTAGTAACTTGTAGCTTTCTCCTCATCTAGTAATAGAGGATCTGCTTTTTCATTAGTTTCTATTTTTCTCAAAGAAGCTCTTGTGTCTTCCACCTTTCTTTGGAATTCTTTCTGTTTATCTGTAAGTTGATAATATATTTCTTTACTGTCTAAGTCAACAATACTTCCTTCAAACTCACCACCTATTACTGTCTCAGCAGTTGTAGAAAACACATCAATGTTTGCTCTCTTGTATTGTCCTCTAAACCAGTCAGTTATCATGTCCCACATTCTTCTAAAGATGGACTGGTCAGCTTCCTCTAGTGACACAGTTGTATCACCTAGAATAATAGCTGTGATCATTTTATCTACAGCTTCCTTCTTTATTTTACGAATGTCTGGTTTACCATTCTCTAGTTGGTATACAGGAATATCTTTATAAGCTTCTAGTGTATCCTTATATATCTTAAACCTACCTATCTTAGATATCATCTCTGTAACGAGCTCAGGGTTACGTTGCTCAATAATAGCTGTAGCAATGTGCACCATCTCTTCTGTAAGTGTGCTCTCATCTGCCTTAGCTTCAGAAATAGCAATAACACCAGCAGCTAAATCAGCTACAGCGTTAACAGAAGACTCATCAATAGTAGGATTTTCTTTTGCATATTCAGTTAGGTCTTTTACATTAACACCCATCTTATCAATTACCTGTTTCACCTTTGAAATAATCTCAGGAGATGTGTCACGCATTTCATTTGAAGGAACCTCACCACTATACTTATCCCATATGAAATAAGCCATATCTTCCCCTCTGGAAGCTACTAATGATTTCCACTGTGGTAAGTTTATGTTAGGACATGTTGCCATTAGCCTTTACATTTTATATTAATTATTTGACCAGCTCTTTGTTCTGAATACCCCATAGCTAATAACATCTCTGAATTGATTTGATCTGCATCATATAGGTTACCATCTGCTAATCTATATTTACCGCCTTCTTTAGTAAACAACACATTACTTGATGGACTGGTAGAAGGTTTTGGTTTTGTTGCTTCAAACGCTGCAACAACTTGAGCATCCATCACTTCATTCACTTTCATCATACCATTGTCAATAATAGACTCCTTAGCTGATGAATAAAACTCGTTAGCTCTGAAGCTATCACCAAGAGCATTGATTGCTTTATATACAAAGTATGCATTACCTTTTTTATCTCTAGTGAATAATGGATTACCATCAGCATCAAACACTTGCTTGAACAACCCTTTGTTTACGTAAGAATAGTCTCCAGCTCTACGCATTTTAGCTATCTCTTGTCTTGATAGTTTCTTGTTCCAACTTGCTACAATGTACTCACCACCAACTTTTCCTATTCTCTGAGTGATCACTTGTGGTATCTCACCCTCTGCTATAGCTTTCTTTACATTAGGTGGTAAGAAATCAACAGATGGATACTGCACACCATAAACTGGATTAAATATAGAGAACAGTCGATTATATGCAACTACATCATTGTCATTCCAGTTATTTCTTTGGAAAACACCCAGTTCATAGAAGTCGTTCAAGTTAGGTAAATTTTCTATGATGGGCAAGGTTTTATTGTATATTCTTGCAAAGTCCTCGTAAGGAATAAGTGATGTAAATGATATAGGTGAGTTGTTAAGTCCAGACTGAAGAATAGCTAGTGTAACTAGTTTGTCATACAAGTCTGTTTTGTCTTGTAGCGCCTCTCTTAACTCACGGAATGAGTATATGATATTGTTTTGGTCATACACTTTATTATCTGTATTCTTAAGAGATACATTGTTTGGTGTAGTTTCTCCACCTTTTCTAGATGGTCTCACCTCAAGAAGATTCACTATCTGATTATTAAATAGTGGATCTTTTGGATTCTTTTTAATCTTATCAATAAATGCAACCACCTCAGAGGCTACACCCTTGTCTGATAGAAGTGTTTCTTGTATCTGTAAGTTAAGTCCTTGATTAGTTTGTACAGCCCAATCAAATAAATCGTTTACAGCTTTTCTAGCCACCTTAATAAACGTTCTGTTTGGTAGTTCAATATATGGCTTAAGCACTTGTTCTAGTACAGTTCTTACACTACCTCTATCTGATAGAAGGAAGTTTGCAAGAGCGTTTCTAGAATCATTTATTCTATCAGCTTGATTACCAATAAAAGACTCATCTAATAAGTTAGCTGAATCAGATATAATGGTACCTTGTGATCTAAAGAACTGAACATTCTTCTTAAATACAAGATATGGATCATTGAATGTTGATGTATCCCAGTTGGTTCCCTGTGTAACTGTGTACAATTGGTTAGCCATCTTAGCATACTTCAAGAATTCTTTTAACATAAATATCTGTTCTAAGTTCTCCTTAGCATTGAATTCTTCTTTACCTAATGTGTTAAGTAGAGAAGCTTTGCTAGGTATTTGCTTAGGTAGATTCTTTTCTTGAGCTTCTGTTAACCCTCCATAGTTGTCTATAGTTGCATCTATAAAGTCATCTATAAATAAGAACTTGTATCCTGCATTCTCAACTGACTGTAGATATTCACGAATGATTGGTTGGTTCATGAAGTATGCTACAGTGTCTACTGGTACACCTATCTTTACAAGGAACATGAATGTTGATGCTACGTTTGGTGTAGCACCCATTTCCATAATCCATGGACCCTTAGAGATGTCTACATATCCATCAATAAACTGTCCAAGTATATCAGAGATAAGTTGACCATCTGCATTGTTTACACCAGATAGTGATGGATATTCTTGTCCATCTATTGTAACCTTATTATATTTTTCAAATCTCACCTCAGCATCACCTAAGAACTTTGCATCTCTAAAGTCAACTCTATCAAGTCTGTTCTTGTCAACATACATAGCAGATCTTTGGTTGAGTGAGTGGTTAGTTTGTTGTACAGCAGCAATACCAATAGCTTGTTTACCTGATACAAATGCTTGTCTTAGTCTAGACATAAACCTTCTATCAAGCATATTGTCCACATCAGTATAATCAAACTCTTCACCTATCACCTTATCAACAATAGTTTTAGATATACCCTTTAATTGTTCAGCAGAGTTAGGTGTGATGAGTCTTTCAAAGTTTGCTGGGTGACTTACTAAGTTTTCAGAAGACTGTATAAACTCATTCTCTAGAGATTGCTTATACATTCTGTTAACCACTGCATCTTTCACACCATCTTTCTTTAGTTCTTCAACTAATATAGACAGAGCATCCTCATCTTGACTTACACCAAGAGCTTCAAATAATGCATTGAATCTTTCACCTTCAGCTGTATCAAGCATTCCAGACAACTCATAGTCTTTCAACTCTTGTAAGTCCTTTAGTTGGTTTCGTTGCTCCTTATTAAATAGCTTACCGCTATCAAACATAGCAGCAAACTTATCTTTAGCTTGTTGTCCAAATCCGTAGAAAGGAACAAGTTTAAGTTTACCATTTTCTTTATATGTGTTCTTAAGGTAGATTGAAAGTTTATCAATATCAAAGTCACTCCCCACCTTCTTTACAATAGCAGCAGGCACAACCACGTTGTCCCCAAACTCTTTTGGTAGGAATTGTTTTATTCTAAATGCATCAATAGAGTTTTGTTTCTGTGTAGGAATACGGAAGGCTAGTCCAGATAATATTTTCTGACCCTCTTCTGTATTATTTAAATACTCAAGAAGTTCTTTATCAGACATATCACTTTGGAACCAACGACCCACCATAATCTCCATCACTCGCTCACCATCTTTGTTCTCATAGAACTTAAGTATGTCAGATGTATATCCTTTCTTACCATTAATCTCTGTCTCAGCTATACGATTAGATTCAAACAGCGATGAAGGTATTTGCACCTTTTGTCCACCACTTATCTTAGGACGAACGATTTGTTTGTCTACAATAGAATATAGAATGTTTCTAACTTGTTGATATGCAGGAGTGGCTTCAAGAGCAACTCCACCATCTAAGAATGCTGTAAGAGCATCACTAATATTATCATTAGTTTCTCTCTTAAATATCTCATCTCGAAGTGTTTCTGTAGCTTCTGTAAAGTCTGTAACAATAAAGTTACCATCTTGCTCTGTGATACCTAAACGCTTTAGCATCATTTGGTATCCTTCGTTAGTCATCTCTTCAAGAAGACGCTGGTTGTTAGCAATCTCTTTGTATATCTCAGAACTAGCAATCTTTTCTTCCTGAGACAGTTTCATCCATTTCTCTAACCCACCTGTGTAATCAAATGGAACTCCATTATCCATGTAGTCCATTGTGATGAGCTTAGTTGTTTGAGATCCTCGTGTTACTAATGCTTTCTCCTTAGAAGGTACATCACTTTGTAAACTCATTATAGCAAACGGTACATCCACTACAGCTGCATACTCTGCATCATTAAATGATCCATCTTCGTTATATGTAGCATGTGATGATTCAGCTCCCACCTTTCTACCAGACTCAAACACAATATAATCTATGTTCTCATCCTGCATCTTGTTGTAAAGCTTAAGTCCATTTGACTCAGAGTTAATCTCATTCATCACTCGGTAAGATAAAGGATACAATGCATACTTGTCAAGTACAACATTGTTATATGTATATCCAAGCTTAGCTCCTGATACAATAGGTTTTAGAGAGGTGTATGCACTCTGCACTGCAGGGTTTGGTTCTTTAAGAAGATTCACCTCAGCTGTAGACAATGTTAGTCCCTTAGCACGCTTTTCATAAGCAACATCATATCTGTATTGCTTCTCTTCATTTTCATTCCACTCACCAGCTCTGATTCTAAAGTTACGATATGCTTTAAAAGATATAATACCACCACCATCAGTTTCTTCGTAGTTCTCATAGTTTGGAAGATCTATAACACCTACAATATCTTGGTGAGATGCTGTACGCATATAATCCTGTGTGAAGTTGGTATATCCAATATCATCTTTCTCAAAACCTTCGTTCCACACTTTATTAAGTGCAGTGTTCATCTTAGGAGAGTTATTAATAAGCGCCTGTCTTGGAGATAGGAAACTCTTAGTACGCTTCAACTCATCTTTATATTGATAAGGATCTGAATAAAGAAGCTTATGCATCTCAATATTAGCAATCATGTAATTAACACTCATTGCTGTAAGTTGTCTACTAAGCTCTTGAGGAGTCATTTGTATTGGTAGGTCAACATTCTCTAATGTATATCTACCTGAAACCTCTTCATTAACTATTCCAAATCTATTTAAATAACTCAACACTCTTGATATATCAGCTTTCAAGTAATCCTGAATAGCTTGATTTATCTTAGCTTGATATATTGTATACACTTCTTCTGGTGTACCTTCTGTGGTGATTATATCATTATGTAATTTATCACCAAGAATACCCTTAAAGAAACGTAAGTCTTTACTATCTCTACCTTTAGCAACTGGACGATCTTCTCTAGATAGTTCTAGTTCTGATAGGAAGTATTTTCTAAATATCTCATTTACATCTACTAGTCCTCTTGCAAGATCGTTAGCAGTTATTGGATTACCCATGTATAACATGTGCTCTATACCTGCATCACCTGGTACAAGATTTAAATAGTTACCCTCTATATTAAGATTGAGCTCTTGTACAATTCTTTGTTTCTGTGTAAGCCTAGATGAAGGTGTGCTTCTACCTTTTTGTTCATCAATAATACCTCCTACATATCCAGCCTTAAATAAATCATTTGCACCAGATCTTTTCTTACCTGTTTGTAGATTAAACATTCTACCAAGAAGATTAGATCCCTGAGTGAATACATCTTTAAGAAGATATTCATATTGTGTACCTGCTAACTCATTTAGGTTATCTATGTTAACAAGTGTATTATGTAACTCAGAAGCAGCGTTAGGTCCAAGGAATGTTTGTACACGCTCACCTTGTAAGTTAAAATATGTACTACTAAATTCTGGGTTAGAAGCAGCTGTTTTTAATATACCAAGTTCTAAAAGACGTTTGTTTATATCTAAAGACTTAGTAGAGAATGTTACCACCTTATCTGTCTTTAATAAACTTTCTTTAATTCCACTTACAGCATCCTTGAATTGCTTCTTGTTTGCAAAGCTTAGTCTGTTATATTCAGTTGTACTAAATGGTACACCTAACGTTGATAAGAAATTAATCATACGTGCAGGCGTGTCTAACTTAACATCTCTTAATTTTTTCTTCTTTGGAAAGTATGCATTCTGCTGTTCGTTGTATGTAAAATATCCCTGACCAGCTTTTGACTTTACAGCTATAGATCTTGTGTACTCATTTCTAAGTTGGTTAGCTGAGCTAGATAGAGCAGCATCACCAACAGCAATCTCTCCATTATCAAATACAAATACATTCTTTACATCTGGAGATTGTTTCTTAAATGTCTTCCACATTCCTGAGATGAGATTAAGAGCATGTGTTGATTCTATATTACTTAAATCAACAGCTCCATCAGAGTAGTCTTGTTTTGTCAGACGCTTATATAGAGTTCTATATGTAGGATCCTCTACAGACATTTGTCCTAATCTGTCTAACATATCTTCAACACTTGTAGATGTGTGTAGCTTGTTCATCAGTGTGATGTACATCTTACTCACTGGATTAAGCAATCTACCATTGATGCTGGATACAACTGCCTTACCACTATTGTCTACAATAGGATTACTAGCAAGCAATAATTTTATAGCTGTGTTTGCTTTTCTAAAACTATCTATCTTACTAGCGTCAAACTTGTTACTCTCTTTGATTTTATCTTCATCACTAAGCTGTAAATCATCATTCTCATCAAACTGAATACCGTATGACTTGATATACTCTTTGTGTTTCTCTGTAAGTCTAGGCCAATCAACAACAACATCTTTTTCTAGTTGACGATTCTGTGCAACTATAGCTAAGAGTCTTTGTTTCTGATCTTGTGAAAGATTCTCTGTTTTGTTAATAAGATTGTTGATAACTACTTCTTTACTTCTGATAGTTGCTAACACTCTAGGGAGAAGCTTCTCATAGAAGTCTTTCTGATTGATATCATCTGCTATTGTGAATAAACTCTTATCTGTCTTGATGAGATCATTCAACATTAAGAATGTCATCTCTTGAACAGCATCTGAAGTTTGTCTATCACTAAGTGTTTTGATTCTAAACTCAGAGTCTGATGTAGCAAACGCATCTTCTATATCTATAATACCTTCCTGAGCCATAGAAAGCTGTGTAGCATATGGCATACGTTTCTTATAGTAACCACTACCTATACGTTTAAATAACTCATCTGTAAAGCTCTGTGCTTTGTCACCAAGTAGAGCATTCTCAATAAACTTTTTAAGCTCTCTAAACAGTTTAGCAATTCTAGCACCAAGTCCTTTAACACCTTGTTTCTTTTGTACAAAGTCTCTAAACTCTTCAGCTAGTTGTTCTTTGATTTGAGCTGGTGTAGCTTCAGAGAACTTAACTGTCTCACCTGTAGGTCTATCTACAAATGTTCCTTTACGTGCTTTAAACTCATTAAGTATGTTAGCCTGCTCTTCAGAGGTTGTAAACATCTTCCATACAGCTTCAAACACTTCATGGTATGCTGTACCAGTTTCTGCATTCTCATATACATAAATAGCACCATCCTTAAACATACCCCAAGCTTGTCTACCATTAGTAGCCTGAATAATATTCTTCACTCTGAATACAGGAACGTTAGGGAAGTTTTGTTTTAACCAAGATTCTACGTCTGTCCAGTTCTCTGGTTCAAACATTTGAATCTCTTCATTTATCTTAACACGTAAGTCTTCTGAATTAGCATCAGAGAGTGCGCTATTGATTTGATCTTCTAAGCTATCTATCTTCTCTTGAGCTTCAGCTTGTTGTTCAGGTGTACCAATGGTAACTTCCATCTCTGTTTGTTCTGCTGAGTCTTGTTGAGCTATTGCTTTATCTACAACAGCCTGTCCTACAGGAGAAGTAACTCCTCCCTCTAAAACTTTTCCTGTTTTTAAATTTGTTATTGTTCCACTACCAACACTAAAATCAACTGAATATTTAGTGCCTTTGTAAGTTACAACTTCAACCTCACTAGTTTGTTGTGTTGGTTGTGCAGGAGTGGCAGGTGCACCAATAGTTGACTCCATTTCAAAAGCATCTTGTGCTTTTTCTTTTGTAAGCTGTGGAGCAATAGCATTGTATACTGTTTTCTTTATTACTTGTTTGTAATCCTTTCCAGCAGTATTTATTGATTCAGCCACTTCAGCCAAGTCAGCACCTGGTAGCACTGTAATTGTTTCTTGGTAGTTGTTTATTGTTACGTTTGGAGAAGCTTTAAATAATAGCTTCTTACCTTCTGGAGAAGTGTATGTGTTAGTTGTATTACCATCTAAAACAAATGATGTCTTTTGCTTTATAGGAATATTAGTAGCTTGTGCTTTTGGTTCTGGTATTACAAACTCGTCAGCTGTATTTGTTACATAGAAGTATACACCCACTCTATTAAACTTACCTTCCTCTTTTGGTTGCATGTTTGTATAGATAGGCAACTCAAAGTCTTCTCTTGTAGATCCATCAGGATTCTTGTTAGATAAAAGATAGCTTTGGTAGTTAGGCCATGTAACAGACTCAATACCTCCTTCTGGAGAAATACCTGTTATCTGCTCAAAAGATCTGTTGATGTCTTTTGTTTTAGCAGCAGTGACATTATTATATATATTTTCTAGTGCAGAGATTACTAGGTCTTTATTTGCCTCTAGTTGACTAGGAGTAAATTGAAATGTAACTCCTTGATTACCAATGATTAACATCAGTCTATTTGTCTGAGGATCTTTTTGGAAGAATACACTGTTATTACCAGCATCTTTTCTATTGCCTTGTTGGTCAGTTGGTACACCCCAATAGGTTACACCTCTTAAGAAATCAAGAATACGAACAGAACTATCACTGGTTATTCCTTGTCCAGGATCAATCATATTCTTAGCTAGCTGTAGAATAGAATCAAATATAGCTGTAGCTTCTTTCTTTGTGTGTAATCTGTTTTTAAGTTTTACATATCCATTTGGCGTTTCTAAGAACACAGCTCCAAGTGGTGTATTATATGCGACAGTTCCCTTACTAACATTCTTATTAGTTGTTGGAACAAATAAAACTAGTTCATCTTGTAAATCTACATCATCGACTAGTCCTGCATCTTGTACAGATGTTCTAGCATCTTTATCAATCTGAGGAATACCAAAAGATGCTTCAATCTCTTGTGGTATACCTAGTGCTGTTTGCTCTAGTATATTATCTCTTCTCTCCTTGTATTGTTTATTGATTGCGTCCTTCACCTCTTGAGGAGTGTCCTCTCTGAACATCTCTCCATTTCTAAAACCAGCTTCAGGCATTGCCTGGTAAATAGCATTCTCTAACAAAGGTTGCCCTTGAGGTATAGGTTGTCCATCAACACCAACTAGTTCTCCATTCTCGTTAACCATCACCATGATAATCATTGAGTCTTTAAACTGTTCTATAAGTGCAGGATCTCCCTCTAACATATACTCAACTACACCTGGTAGAAGTTGTTCTTGTGTTTTAGATGTCACAAACAAAGCACGTATCTTGTCTCTGTTTTCAAATGAGTTTAAGTCTATTCCAAACTGGTTAGCTCTAGTTTGATGATCTTTTCCTGTTTCAGGAGCCACTGTAGCTCTGTATATAATCTCGTTGGACTTTTTAGATACAGGCTCAAATCTAGTGTCAAAAGAATTAGTAGGTGTTCCCTTGTCTGCAGTAGCCATCACTTGATTAAGTTTAGCTGCTGTTTCTTGCTCTTGCTTTTGCTGTTCAAGATATTCCTTCATGATAGAATCAAATCTATCTACAATAATCTTTCTAGCTTTATATTCAGATCGTAGGTCAGCTAAGTCTTTCTCTATTTGCTTTACATCATTAATAGAGTTTAAGAGGTCTGCTTCATTTACTGTAGCATCTTTTGATAAATCAGCTGTAAGAGCAAAGTTGGCCATCTCTTGTTTTAAAAGAGGCCATGTTTCTTGTAAGTTTTCTCCAGACACCACTTGATCTAATAGGTCACTTAGATACTGTGAGTAATCTTGATCAACTATATATGTTTGCTTAAGTGTTTTTCTAAATAACTTAGCTGCTGATTTAATAGCTTTCTCTGCACTCTTTGAAAGTTTCTTAGCTGCAGATAGAGCGTTGTTTAAGTTTTTGCCATTATCAACTAATAATGCCACTTGTCTTTTAAGTTCTCTTAAAAACTCTCCACTGTCTTCAGGAGCATCAGTGATTTGATTAGCAAAGTCTTGGAAGTAAGATATGTTAAGTTCAAGTTCTTCTTTCTGACTATTAAGACTATCAATCTCAGCTTCTACATCAGCTTGCATAGCTGTAAGATTGTTAAGTGCTTTTGTAAACACTTTTGTAGCCTTTGAAAAGTTGAGCTTAATTTTAGGACCAGTTGGACCAGCCTCTTTCATCTTAGCTATATTTGCTAAGTCTTCTTCTATCTTAGCCAGCTTTTCAGTTTGCTGTGCAAGCTTCTTATTTGTTTCTTCTAAACTTTCTTTAGCCTCTTCACCTAATTGTGTAAGCACTTCAAGTCTAGCCTCTCTGTTTTTAGCAAGTGTAGCTTTCTGTGCCTTTAGTTCTGATGGAGACATAAACCCTATTCTAGAGTCTTTCTGCTGTTGGTTCTCTACAGATCCCACTTTAGTAATTCTAGGTTGTGAATAACCTTCTTGTGTAACAAAGTAAGAGTTGTTAAGCTCTTTTCTTGCCACCTTTCCTTTTGGAGTTAGATATACAAAGTAAAGTTTATCATCTTGGTATTCAAGTCTACCTCTTCGTTTACCACCAAAGTTTTTACCAAAGTTAAATTCAAAGATTTCGTTTCTGTGATTGTAATAATAATTAGCTGTCTTATTACTTCTTAGTGTGCTAGTCTTACCAATCTTAAAGTCTTCAAGAACATCAGGAGAAACATTCTTTACCTCTCCGTTCTGAGTTTTTATTTCTAATGTTCCATCTTCATTTACCTTCTGTACAACAAACTCAGAAATTGGTACAGGAGCATCTAGAGGGTCTTTAGAGTAGTCTACACCCTTACCAACAAAGTATGGAGTTCCTATCTCAATATCTTTATCTCCTTGCTTAGTCTTAACTGTAACAGTTTCAACAGGGCCAGTAGGAACATCTTCTTCTACTATAGGAGCTTCTGAATACTTCTTAGGGTTTTCTTTAATATCTTGGTAAGCCTGTAGGAAAGATTGTCTTCTTAGTGCAAGCTCTGATGCATCTTCTAATGATTGAGCAAGTGTTTCTTTTTCTTCCTCAATAATATCCATCTCTTCAATAGATGCAATAGCTTCATTAAATGCCTCTGAGTTACCAGCAATAAGTTGGTCTATAACTTCAGAAGTGTTAACACCTGCAGCTGTAAGAGGACCCATTAGGTCCATTATTCTTTGGTCATAGTCTGCCACCTTAGTAGCAGCGTATATCATCTTATTAATTACGTCATTACTATAAATGGGTTTTCCATTCTCATCTACTTGTCCTGAGTAACGTAAGTTAAGTGATTGGTATAAAGACTTTACATTGTCTGCTGTTTGTTCAAAGCGACCAAGTCTTTCTAAGTATGCTTCTCTTGTATCTGATTCAAGAGCTTTACCTTCAGCTTGCAATTGTGCAAAGCCTTCTTCTGTACTAGCAAGCTTTCTATACTCAGCAATATCAGATTTTACTAAATCATATCTACCATACTTAATTCTAGGTGTAAGGTAGTTAATGATATAATCTTTCTCTAAGTCTTTACTGTTTAGAATATCACCACTCTTAATAGCAGCTTCTCTTTCTTGTTGTAATACAGTTCCTCTATTTACAGCATCGATAGTTTCTTTTGTAAAGTCTGATAGATTAGCATTATTAAGATCCTTGAGTGCTTGAGCTGTGTTTTGTCTTCTAGCTTTATCACCTCTATATCTTCCTCTACCTAACATGATTGCTCCAGACAATCCACCAATAAGAGCGTTCTTAGCACCCTCATCACTAAATGCACCTTTTGTAATACCAACACCAATAGAGTTTAGCCAGCTAGTAGCTTCACCATTACGTGCTTTGTTATAATAGTCTTGTGTAGCCACTGTAGCACTATACTGAGCCACCTCTTCAAAAGCTTCTGATGTAGAGAATGTGTATGGTCTTATCTTATTTATTCTAGACAAGAATGGATATTTTGTTTTTGGTTTTACATATTTACCACCCTCATAAACAATATCATCTATCTCTCTAACAAGTCCGTTAGCTATTCCTTTCTCTCCTCTATATGTACTTCCTAATATCTTTGGAAACTGAATATAGTTAGTGGCTGTTAGTATTCCAACATTAGCAAAGAATGTAGCATTACCTGATCCTTCTGCAGCATCATTAATAGCTTGAAGAGCAGCACCTGTTGGTGGTACACCATATTGCTCTACATGTTCATCAATGAGTCTTTGTCTAAACTCATTGCTACTATGTAAGGCTTCTATACCTGCTTCACCAGTAGTTGCTAATCCTGCAACAACAGCTCTTCCTGCAGGGTTTAATGTATTGTAATTAGATAGAAACTTATCAGACAGTCCTCTTATCTTACCATAGGTTTCAGCCACTTTACTTGCACCTGAAGCAATACCAGCCTCTGTTGCAGCAAGTGTTTCTGCTCCTTTACCAACAGAAAATAATCTTGAGGCATATGGAAGAGACTTTAGTGTGCTAGTATATACACCTCCTGATAAAGCAGCACCAGCAGCAAATCCTAAATTCTTTACAACACCATCCCATAAGAAGTTACCTGTAGCCCAATACTTAGGAGAATACCAACTAGCATCTCTTTCTTCAGCAGTGTAATAGTTTGGTAGTGCATCCTCTGCATACTTATTTATCTCATCTAATGCTCTGTTAAACTCGTTATCATAAAACGAAGAAAACTTACCATCTGCAATTGCTTGGTAAGTTCCATTAACAAGTCCTACAGTTGACTGTAAGAAAGTTGTACCTGTAAGTAAAAGTCCTTTACTAACACCATTTACCATTTTAGCACCAAAACTTTGACCTTGTGCAGCAGCATCTTCATTATCAAAGTCACCTGGCATAAAGTAATCATATCTACCTTTCTCATTACCAGCATACTCGTCAAGGGTTCTCATTTTACCACCACCACTATCATCACGTTTGGTGTTTGCAAACTTTAGAAAGTTAGAAAGGGCAGACGTATTTTGAGCATCAGGAGGTTGTACCCCTGCATATGGACTTACATAGGGTACACTTGGAAGAGGAGAAACAGTACGTGCTCCACTAAATCCACCATACCTTTGTTGCATAAATTGTTGGCTTAGCAAAGGATTAGGAGTGGATAGTTGTGTTGGAGGAGGTATTACCGTTTTCCCACGTTGTGCTTTTGGTAAATTGTCTTTTGCCATATTATTGCATTTTTTGCGATGCTTCTTGTAACTTTATTATTTCAGAAGTAGGCATATCTTTTTCAGTGTTATTGATTAACTGCCATAACACCTCATCTGTTAATTGTTGTAATGTTGGTACAAGAGAGGCTTTATCTATTCTAGCAGGAAGTAAATAGTTTTCTAATACAACTTTTTGCTTCACTGGATCATATACGTTGAGTTGAATCTTAAATGAATCAGAGTCTGTAGGCTTTGCATCACTTACAATATTACCACTCACCCCATAGTATTGTACATTTGGAAAGTCAGTGGGTCCACTTAAGTATGCATTATTTAATGTAGTGTTATATTCTCCATCTATAGATGTTGAATAGTATGATGTTGGTGTTTTTGCATAAATAGTGTTACCTTGTTTGTCTTTTGTTTCAAACAAAGAAGATGGTGTAGATAACATCTTTGGAAGGTACATTTGATTAAATGCTGATACAGCAGGACTAGGTTCAAACCTACCTCGAAATACACTATCATAGATTTCTTGGTTTATAGGTATACTAATGCTTGTTCCTTTGGTGTTAGTAGCATTGATTCTATAGTTTCCTTGAGAATCTGTAATCACCATAGCACCTTGCAAGTCAGCAGCAATAGTTCTAATAGTTTCTGCATCTTCTTCAAAACCTGGTAACCCACCAGATCTCTCAGCTACCTCAGCTAAAGAATTAAGAACAGGTCTAAATGCATCTTTTTGTTTTGCATCCCCAAGAGGAACTCTATATGCTTGTTCTTGACCAATTGCATAATTTTGCTGATAGTAATCTCTAATATATTTTTGCCTATCTTCTTCAATTTGTTTTATAGATTGATTAGATATGCCTTCTATTGTATCAATTACATCTTTCATACTAGGACTAACATCTCCTCTATAAAGATTACTGCCCTTATTTCCTGCCCACATTTGGTACAATCCATATTCCTCATCACTTAATCTATTATTCATATAATCTTGCTCTGCTCTATCCTCATTAAAGGATTCACGAGTTGCTACAGGGTCAGCAAATCCTAAAGCATCTTTTCCTTGTCTAAATGTAGTAGGAGTATAATATTCTTTATTAAATCTATCAAACAATGCAGCTGCCTGAGCATAATTAAATCCATTTATTGTATCTCCTCTATATTGTTCAGGAATTTGTGCTAAGAACTTATCTTGATATAGTTGATCAGCTTCAGCATTAGCTCTCATTATAATGTCATTCTCAACAGCCAATTGCTTTTGTTGACGAACATATTGATCTAATTGTTCTCTTCTATCCCAAGACACTGAGTTTGGATTGGTTGCATATGCAATGAGCTCTTGTTGAAAAGCTTCATCAGATAGTGGATTACCATTTTCATCTTTATATTTGTTCTTATAATTATTTTTTAGTGCATCTACAGAGTTCTTTGTCTTATCTCGATTGCTTTCCATAGCAGCAATAACGTCTACATTAGTAGCGTCTTTATTTGTAGGTAATTGAACTGGACCATAAGGATCCTTTGCCAATTTTAATTTCTCTTCCTCTATTCTAAGTCTTTCGTTATTATACCTTTTAGTTTCTTCTAGTTTATCCTGTGCAATCTCTGCATCCTGACGCATCTGATCTCTTCTTATTTGCATTTGAGCAAATGGGTTAGTTTGATATGTTTGAGAAACACTTGAGCTTGAAAAAGAGTTTGAGAAGTTATCCATCCAGTCTGTAGTGTATAGTTGAGCTTTTGCAGATTCAACTTCACCACTTTCAAAACCTGCAGATATACTATTGTATTCAGACTTAACTCCTTCTATACTTCTGTCAATAGCTTCAATTTGAGACTGTAAGTTTTGTTGTTCAGTAGCACTTGATGCAGCATTTTTAAGAGCAACAAGTCTATCTCTTTCTTGAGAATATCTACTGAATGTAGATTGATACTTTGAATTTATATCATTTACAAATGCAGAAGGAGACACATTAGAGTATTTATATCTACCATCCACTTGCATTTGTTGGAAATCATCAGGCGTTAACCCTGCCATCAATGCTGTTTGTATTTTTTCTGGTGTGATTCCCTCTATCTTAGTTCTTGTAATAGCATCTAATATACCAACAATGTTTCCATTAGCATCGTATTGAAAAGCAACATCATTAGTTGTACTATCTTTAGCTAACCCTTTCACTATAGCTTGAGCAGCTTTATTATAGTCTTTGTATGGACGATACATACCGTTATACTGTGCAGTGATATCATCACTGTTTAGCCATTCATTAGCTTGACTATCAAACATCCAATCATTGGATGCAGAACCTTTACCATCCTGTACAATCTTTTGTCTGTCCTCTAGGGCTTTTCTATATCTAGCAGCAGAACCAACAGCGTTTATTACGTTAGGATCTTTTACTATTTGATTAGTCATTCCATTTACAGAATTGACTAGCTGAAAATTAGAAAAATCAGCTCCAGCAACTGAAGATAATTGACTACCTAGCTGGTTAAGTTTTGACTGAAGATACTTCCTGTCCACATCTCTAACCACGTCAAGACCAGCAATGTTGTCAATGCTTTCTTGTATTTTCTGTACCCCCATGTCATAGCGCTGCTGCTTATATAGACCAACCTGTCTCATTGCTTCAACAGGTCTTTGCTCTACATAAGGCTTGAACGTTAGATTATATGGGTCTTTATATGTTGCCATAATTTAACAAATGTAATATGATTAATTTTATTATCCAAGAATCACTAACAGGTTTTGGTAATGTTTTATAATCAATTTGATTATAAACCTCTTAGTGCTTTTAGGATGTTACTGTTCTTATAATTCTTTTTCTTCACTGTCTTACCTTTTTTAGCAACCCCTTCATTAATTGGCATATACATATTATTCTGATTTGGATCTACATAATCATATATGTCATTAGGATCAAAATTTTGCATTGCTCTATTGATTGCACCTCGTTTTATTTGAGGACCTCGCTGTTGATTAAACTCTTGTTGTGCTCCTAGAATAGATTGTATTCCTCCTATCACTCCTGGAAGTTGTTGCAAACCTTGGCCACCACCTATGCCTCCCCCTATTATAAATGGAGATATGCCTGTGTTACCTTGTCCTGTGTTGAATGTAGTTCCTCGAACAACTCTTATGTTTCCATCTTCATCATACTGATAAGTTGGATATAAGTTGGAGTATATTCTTTCTAGTCTATCCTCACGTCTTCTCTGAGCATACTTATCAGATATAGAATTCAAGATGTCTATATTTTGTGTACGTGTCTTAGCTGTAGCTTCTGCTAGCCTATCTTGTTGTTGATCAAAGATTCCAATATTCACAAGCTTTGCCTTATTGAGTGCATCAATGTTAGCAGAGTATACAGCATCCTTCATTCTCTGGTTTGCAATAAACTCAGTTTCATTGAGTTTGTTGAGCGCAGCATATGTAGGAGCTTGTGCTAATGCTAGAGCAGCTGGATTATTTTGTAATGCTGGATTTCTTTGAAGAGTTCTACTTTGTGAAATCACATCATTCTTTGCAGCCTGTAGTGAAATGTCATAAGGTACTCTAAGACTAGGTTGATAACCTTGGGCAAAAACTGGTTGCACTCCACTTGTAGCCATTGCATATTGTTCACCAAGTAACTGGTTTGGATCAAGCGCTTCAAATGGTTGTCTTCTTCTAAAGTCTAACATTGGAAGCATAGGAATAGACTGTGGAGCAACTGTGGTAGTTTCTTCTGTAGTCACTTCATTCACTTTTGCTGTTCTAGTTACAGTTTCTTTTGGTTGCTCTTTCTTTTCTTCATAACGAGCGCTAGCAGTTTGTTGTCCAAACTTACCATCCACTTTTATTCTTGCTTTTGATCCAGCTTCTTTAGCTCGTTCATTAAAAGCTTTTTGATAATCTTTTACACTAGCTTCATCTGACGGATCAAAGTTTTCCCAGTCATACCAAGAGTTAGCAGCTTGTAATTCAGCAAAGTCTGATTGTGATACATTACCATAGAAGCCAGAATCTTGTCTTGATTGACCAGTAGGAATGTTTTCCATAGCTTCAGCTGATCTATCAATCGTTTCTTCTCCTAGTATCTCTTCTTCTTTAATAAATGTTCCATCAGGTTGTTTTTTATATCCAGCAGCAATTGCTTCTGCTTCTGTTTCAAACTCTTCTGGAAGTTGTTTAAGTGTTAAACCATCTTGACCTTTCTTGAACTTACGTGCGTTCTTAGCAAAGTTAGCCATCTTAACAACGCCTGGAGAATACTCATCTGTATTAGCCATCACCTTGTTAGCAGCTTCAGCTACAGACATACCACGTTCTTTAGCCCATGCTGTAAACTTACCTTTGTTCTCAGGATTGATTTCAATACCAGACTTAGCCATGTTATTCATAACTCTTTCTGGATCTTCGGTAATCTTATTCTTATTAATAAATTCATTACCCTTGATTCCATACTCATCAAAAGTATCATTTAGGGCACTTTGTAAATCAGCTAAGATGTTTTTCTTCTCAGCAATGTTTTTTAGTTTCATATCGCCACCATTTATAATAGCATCAGCTGTAGCTCTTTCTAGTTGACCAAATACAGTGTTGTCTGATTCTAGTCCAAGATCAGCAGCTTTCTCCATCTTCTTATTAATCTTAGCTTCATCCTTGTTTAGAACATCGCTAACATAGTTTTTAAACTTCTTACCCTTAGCTCTATCATCACCAATCTCTGCTACATACTCTTCTGGTATTTTTAAATCACCATACACAACTAAGTTCTCAGTGCCTCCACCATCTCTTAATTGCTGTGCTGGTTCATTCTCCACCTCTACAACAGCCTCATTGTTAGCAACAGATTGTTTTCCATATGCAACACCAATACCTGTTTGTCCTGTTCTAGGATCTACATAGTCATGTGAGTTTCCTTTGAATTCAATACTCTCACCACCTGCGTATGGGTTGTAAGATACTGTTTCAACCTTTCCACCCCATGTAGTTTTAACATCACCACCCATAGCCATTGTATCTAATAGTGTTGGATTAGCTGAAATTTTACCACCTTGTTTCATATGAGATGCATATCCAGCTTGTATCTGTGGTGCAATAGTACTATAAGCAAGTTCTTTAGTTGCTCTCTCAGCTCTTTCCTGTTCTATTCTAGTTCGTCTATCATCTCTGTCTAATAAGTCACCAATACCAGATCCAAGAAAACCACCTACAGCACTACCGATAGGACCAAATAAAGAACCAATAGTTCCACCTATCTTACCACCAAGGTTAGATCCAGCATCATTATTAAATCCAGCCATGTCTCCAAGTTGCATACCTATACCACCAGCTTGACCTCCTCCATAAGAAATATTACTCATATCAAATCCACCTTGTGCTTTAGGTACTAAATAAGAATTACTTCCTAACACACCACCTTTACCAAATGACTTCACTTGGTTTACATTTTGTAATGGAACATATCCAGGATCACTAAACATGCCACCATTTCTAAGAATGTTAGTTCCTACACCGTAGATAGGAAAGAACTCTTCTCCTGTGTTTTCAACATCTTCAGGACGAACATATTGTCTTTCTACTTTTTCTGGTTCTGTTTTAGCAGCTTGTAGTGTTATCTCAGCAACTTGTCTAGCTTGTTTAGCTAAAGCTAAGTTTTGTTTCTGAGCTTTTGTTTGATCACTAAAAGCCATGATATCACTAACAATAGGAATTGCAAAGTTCTGTACAGCATCAGATTGATATATTCTATTAGCTCCTTGCAAGAATGATTCAGGACTTCCGTCAGCATTATATCTACCCATTCTAGATGGTCCAGAATCTCCTATATCAAAATCAAACTGAGGAGCACCTATACCATCTTGAGCCTTTGGAGGTTCGTGTGTGTATCCTAGTTTCTCCATTCTTAAATGATCCTCTAACTTATTAGCTTTATACCCCTTACCAGTTTTAGGATCATACATCATGTGAGGTTCAAACTTGTCAACCTTACCACCCTTTTGAAGCATCTTACCAATTCTGTTAGCCTGACTCTTGTGCATCTTAGAAGCTTTGTGTAATTCACCTTCTATCTTTTTAAGTTTATCTTTACTAACCTTACCACCTTTTTGAAACTCTGCTGCACCAATTTGTTCTAATGGTCCCACTTCAAAATCAGTTACGGTACCACCACCTTGACCACCACCGATACCACCACCTGATATCAAATCACCTAGACCACCTTCACCTAGTAGTCCTGAAAGTTGTGAAAGCAAACCACCTTTCTTTTCTTCTTTAGGTTGAAGTGCTTGCATTTGAAGCATTTGCATCATTTCTTGTCTAAGCTCTTCTTGACTTTTACCACCAGTATATTGAAGAGTGTCTGCACCAGTATCTGAGAACCCAGTTAACTTTGCAGCAGCATCTTTTAGTTTCTCTTCTGTAAATTGAATAGGCACAGGGTTACCTTTAGGTGTTTCTATGTTTGGAATAGTAGCACCTATTTGGGCTTTCTTAGCCATAAGTTTCTTTACAGCTTTTCCGTGCTTTTTCATAAAGGCTTCCTCATTGGGAAACTTCTTGTAAAACTCTGCTTCAGACTTAACGCCTGCTATCTTTAAAAATTCAGCTTTCATATTAGTGGTATTTGTCTAACCAGCCGCCTGGTTGTGGGGTGTTATAGTTCGTAAAGTTAGTTAATTGGTTTAACTCTACCAAAGATTTTCCATCTTTGGCAACCATAGTGTTTTGCTGCATTTGTGGTCTAGCAGCAATGGTATTCATTATTTCAATAAGGTCTTCTTCTGACTCAGTGTTTTCCATCAAGTCTTTGAAGTGTGTATTGTATTTTATTCTAGTGTTTTCTTTTGCCTTCTGTAAGTCTTCTTTTGTAAAATCTTTCTTCTTAGCGTCATATATACCTTCTTCTTGTAATAAGTACCTAAGCGGTTGCAATCTGTTAATGTATTCCGTAGGATCTGTATAGTAGAATGTTTCTTTGGGTATGTCATAAGGATTTTGTTTCAACTTAGGCATTAAGAAATCTAATGTAGTTTGTGGTATTCTTTTACCACCCTCATCTAGAGCATGTCCCAACTCATGTAGAGGTATTGTATTATATGACCAAGGTCCTTGTCTACCTTCTGAGTATTCAGGTCTTAGCATAATCTTACCTGGATATTCATCAGCATCATATACACCTTGTGTAGAATCTGGTGTAGGAGATATGTCACTTGATTCAGGAAGGAACCCAATAGGTGTACTTCTCACATTCATCAATCGTGCCCATCTCTCATTTGCTAACTCATCAGCATTCATCTCAGGAAACTCTTTACCAAGTCTTTCTAAATACTTGTCAGATCTTATGTAGCTGTCAAACCATTTCTTTTGCTTTTGACCTTCTACATTCATTCCTTTCTGTGCCATAGGAAACTCTGTAACGCTGTTTCCTTTAAACTTGTAATCTTTTCCTGGTTGCATCATCTTCTTGTCACCAGTGTCAGATATTCCAAGTACAGGGTAGTTAACACCCTTCATTGTTATATTGTTGGAATTGATTTTAGTTATCTCTCCTGGATAAGCCCATTGTCCTCTATCATCTTCTATGACACCACCTTCTTGAAACTTATCTAGCCATCCACCATCTTGAGCTTTCTGACAGCTACCCTTACTAAAAGGTGTCTTACCAGGAACTGTTTTATATCCTGGCCAGCATCTTCCACCATCTTTCATTTGTGTTGCAGCACCAAGCCCTACAGCTGCAGGAACAAATGCTGGAAGCTTATTGAATATCTTTCTAAAATTCTCCTTATCACCCAGCATTCTAAAGAAACCTTCGCTAACAGGAGTTTCTCCTTTTAAGCCTTTCATCATTATCTGGTCAATCTTTGCAGCACTAACCTCTTGACCAGGTTTTAAATTAAAAGCTTTTCTGAGCTCATGCACTCTAGCATGTATCTCTTGAGGTCTTGATAAGTATTCTAATCTATCAATTAGTTCTGCCCTTACCTTTGGATCTTTTTCTGTGTTTATTTTATTAAGCCACCAGTCTTGATCTTTACCCACTGCATCATTTAATATCTGTGTGGCTTCATCTGTATATCCTTTTCTTCCTGCTGTAATTGCATGTAAGTCTTCATGTGTAAAAACTGAACCAACATCTTTGTTATATTCTTTTGTACGTGGTATATTAACTGTTCCTTGGTTTGTTCTACCTTTATATACTCCTATGGTTTTAGGGTTTTCATCATAATATAAATCCATTTCTTGATGTCTTATATTATCTGGATCAAGCGCTTCTGTAAATCTTCCTTTCTGTTGAACTGTTTGAAGATTCTTTTTTGCCAACCCAGCATATAAATCTTTCATTTGTCTTTCTATGCCAGCTTTTTGAGCTGCAGTTAGATTAGGACTTTTATCAAGCATTGTCTCATAAAGATTAATGTCTTGTAAAAGCTCAACCTCACTCATATTAGATCTTATAGAAGTGGGTTGATTTATCATCTGTTCTACTCTTCTAACAGTCTCAGGATTGTTAAACCAATTTTTGTTGAACTTCTCACTAGCTCTAATTTGTGCTGAAGGAGTATCCATTACATCCTGACCAAATCTTATAAGGCTTGATCTAATTCCAGGGTCTGCTGCAGCTTCAATTAAATTAGAGGAAGTTGAAGAAGGTACATTTACTGGTCTGTAGTTTCCAAAGAAGTTCTTCTTATATAAATTTACTTGATCTATAGGTATTTGTTGATTAGTAGCCATGCTCCAATCACTTCCTTTATATCTTCGAGAAAAGCTTGCTACATCTCTTGGAACTTCAGCAACAACACCTTTCCCATAACTCTGAGCTACACCTAATCTAGGTGTTACATATAAGTTATTAAATCTCTTTGCTAGATCAAAAGGACCAACCATTGATGGAGCAATTTGATCTGCAGGTTTTGCTCTTAGTAAACCACTTTGTAAAGCATCGTCTAATCCAGCTTGCCCAATACCCCTGTAATACATATCTGGGTTTGCTTTTAATACATTTGTAAATGGTGCTGTAATTGATTTTTTTGCAAGCCCTACACCAACAACATTTAGTGGATCTGCTACTACATCAAGAGCAAATGCTCCATATGGGTTCTCTACATTAAATGCTTGAGATGGTGTTCTCTGTGTATCAAATGTAAGTGCATTTAAGAAGTTAGCATCTCTACCTCTTAATGCTTCTATACCTTCCACCATGAGTGACTGAGGAGCTTGTAATCCAGCTAAAGGTTGTTGCACTAACATACCTGTCACCATATCTCTTGTATCCTCAGCTAATCCTCTATCTGTTTGAGCAGCTCTTCTTACACCTCTACCAATTGGTCCTGGATCATTAAAATACTCTTTCTGTTGTGCAGAGAGTTTATCATACAGAGGATATTTTTCATAGTCTACACCACTAACAATAACTACTTCACCTAATCGATTAGTAAAATCAGCAAATGTACCATATTCATATGCAGCTTCATATTCAGGTGTGCCCCACATTACTGTTCCATCCTGAGCTTTCTTTGGTTCCTCAGGAGATGTTCCAGACGTACGTGCATACATCATTCCTGTAGCTCCTGGTATTGTTCCACCCATTCTTGTTACAGGACCATCCCATGCACCATTGTACGCTCTACCACCTTTATCATATCCATATCCTTTGAATCCAGGAGGAAGAGATACATTACTATCATTGTAGTTAGGTTGTACGCCACCATTATCAAACTTGTCTAACCAACCACCATTAAGCTTTTTTAAAGGCGTAGCACCACCAGCAACAGCCCCAAAGAACTTCTTTTGTTTCTCTGTAAGCGCTTTACCTCGAACTGTTCCATCTTCGAGTATCTTCTTTGCTTTAGATGCTGTTAAACCTTTTGCCATTACTTATATGATATTTGTGATGGTGTTACAATAAACTGACTAACAATATGTGTTGTTGATGAATTGTCAAGAATATGTCTCACCTTTAAGTTCTTAGCTCTAAGAGGTGATTTCTTAAATGATATGTTTCCATAGTTCATGTTAGCTTGATTCACCTCTTTGTCAATAGAAAGAGACTCACAAGATGTGTTAAACAATGGTTTCTGATCATCTACCTGTAATGCCCAGAATGTATTGTACTGGTAGAAATTATCACTCTTCGAGTATGTAATAGTTTTACTATCAGTATTTAATATAGGATACTGTAAGTAAGCTACCATATTATTCTGAGGCTTAGGTACAAGCTCTAATATACCTGTAGACTGTTGCCCATTATATAATACAGCTTTGTTGAACCAACGATCATCTACTTGCACCTTTCTGTTAGAATCAAAAGATCCTGCCACTTCTGGTAGATATCTATACACCTTACTGTAATCTTTTACATTCTGAAGTATCTCATCATTATATTTGTATGCAAATGGATACTCAATGATGTAAGGCTCTATGTTTCCATAGTAGTAGTTGTACAACTGTGTATTCTTTAGATGTGTCCACAGACAGCCAGTAGTATCTTCAGAGTATGTAAGCTTCTGATACTCATCCATAGGAATGTCTTCAAGTTGTATAATTTTTTCAAACTGACACTCTCCATTTGACTTAACTATAATAGCTGTTTGATCACTGGACACTTGACCTTTAAGATTAACAGTAATTCCATCTATCAGTTCTCGTCTGGACACACCTTCTCTCAACACCTGTCTTGATGTTGTAAGTATGTCAAACGGTCCTGCGTTTGGTCCAGAAAAGGTTAATTTTATTACTATTATCATATTATGGTGGAGGTAATGTTGTTGTTGTCGTTGTTGTATAGTATGGACATGGTCCTATTAATGTTGCACCAGGTATTGCTACACTTGCACATACATTCTCTGTCTGTCCAGATGATACAGTTAGAACTTGTTGTTGTCCAAAGCAATCTGTGTAGTACAATGCTGTTGGCCCACTCACTTCATACTCATTACAAGTTGGTGATAATGTAGTAGTAGTGGTTGTGGTTGATGAGCTAGTTGTTGTTGTTGTGGTATTTTCAATTGCACAATTTACATAAGATGATAATTGACTTGCTGTTGTGTATAGTGGGAAGGTCTGTGGGCCTACATTAGGAGGAATGACAGTAGAGTCAATAATCTTACTAATACCAGTTGGATATACAATATAAACCTCTACATTACCTGAACCATCCACTTTAGTTAATTTTATACCACACTCACATTCAGTAATTATATTTGCATCAACTGTACCAATATTTATGTCTAGTTCTACAGATCCATTACTGTAATTAAATTGTGTAACATAGTGATCGGAAGAAACACTGTCTTGAGAAACTAAAAGTAATTTGTTTGTAGTGGTATATAATAAATTACTTATAACTGTTCTATTTGCTTGTATTGCAAACTGTGAAGTTTTTACAACTGTATTTGTTGTAACATCTGCTTCTACAATTTCTTGTGGAGTTTGAGCAGCATCTACATATAATAATACTGTGTCACTTAGTGCAATATTACCATCTGGACCTTGTATTTCTCCAAAAGTAATATCTCTATTAAATGTTGCTGTAAATGGAGAAAGTGTAATATCCCACTCTTTTATATCTCCATCAATTACCCATAGTTTATTTGATGTGAAAGCAACTCCTGCTGTTGCAGATCCTACAAATCCAGGTACATTAAGTATAGAAGTTTGACTTTCAGGATTTGAGTTATTACCTATATATCCAGAGTATACATTATCTGTTGTTAGTGCTATAATGCCACAGCACTCTTCAACACTAGGAACTTGAGTTGTAGTTGTACTAGTTGTAAGACAGAAACCACAATCTTTAATTTCTCCTATAAATCCGTTTGAAATATTATAAACGTTATTAGTGTCATCTAATATACCATACCAACCATCAGGAACAATAGGACAAGGTCCACTCTGTCCAGAAACATATAACTTAGTACCGAGCTGTAAATCTGGCCCTTCATAATATAGATTAATATTTATAGGAAGTACAGAAGGTGTAGTAGTTCCAAGATATCCATTTTTCAGAACTGCTATACCATTACAAGAACTATATTCAGAATCTGTAGTTGTTACTGCTGAATCTCCTATTATTTGATATCCTTCTACTAGTGTAACAAAATTTAAATTAGTTGAAGGAACATAGCATGTTGTTGTAGTGGTGGCTGGAGGAACTGTAATGAATCCTGTTCCAGCAAGTTCACAATCTGTAGGAATAAATATTCCATCACTTAATACATCATCTATCGTAGTGCTTGTAGTAGTGGTAGTCGGAATTAATGGTGTAGTGGTTGTAGTTGTAGTTATTGGACTAACTGGTAATAATCGTCCAGCAACCACCTCTAAGTTAGGTGCACCAACATTTGTACAACATCCATTTATTCCTGAATAGAAGAAGTTGTTCTCTCCTATATAGAAGTTTGGAATGTATGTATGGAATGATATCCAACTCTTAGTATTGAAGTCAAAAGACATAGTCCAAGACTTATTACAGAAGTACTCCTTATCATTTAAGTACACCACTTCTCTTATTGGTCCATTAGACACAGTGGTTGTAGTGGTAGTGGTTGGAGAAAAATCTGCACAAATACCTGTTGTTTCTATTTCTCTGTTTGAACTTATTATCTCTATAGCACAAACTGTAGCTGAACAGCGTTTTCCAGTGCATATTTCAAAGTAAGTTTGTTGATCTCCATTACAGTCAATGTATGTTATTGAGATACTATCTTGTTCAGAACTTGGAGAAAAAGGTACAGTTGTATATTGCTTACAATCAAAAAGATTTGTAGGGGTTGGTGGAATTGGTCTTGGTAAGTCTACAGGCACTTCAGGTTCTAATGGTGGAACAATTGCACCTGCTCCTTTTAACACATAAAACTCTCCTGTTTCTTCATCATATTGTACATTATCATCAATTGGAATATAATCCAACTTAGTGATAATCACTCTCTCAAACTTACTATCATAGACACCATGTAGTCCTATACCATTGAAGTGGTTGTCTGTAGGTACATTTGGAAAGTATTGTAATATCTCAAATGGTAGGTGATCTGACATAAATCTATTTACACCAGAACCAAATGCTGTGATATCCAGTACCTTAGCACCTGAAACTAAGAATACTTGACCTCTCTTAGCATCTACAGTGATTTGACCTTGAGGTATTTTTAGTAAGAACTTATTCTGACTTCCTACATATCCTAAATCTGTTTCAGCAAAATCAATTGGTGGAGAACTATCAAATAGTCTAGGATTACCAATATACGCAGCTTGTGGATTACTTGTGTCAATTGTAAGAAGGTTGTTATATAATAATGACTTGTTCTCAAATCGTGCAAGTATAGCTTTGTTTTGAATACCATCTAATGACGTAAGTGCACCATAATTCTGAGGGAAATCATGGAATGATAATGCTCTGTAAACCAACCAGTTATTAACTCTAACATCAGCACTATCTGTAGCTGCGTCAGAATAAATAGCTCTAAATGGGAACACTGTGTAACACAAGTCCTCTTCCCAATCAGGAGGAAGATGCGAGAATACATTTTCTTTATTCTGTTTAGAATATGTTACATTGTAATAATATGTGTTATCCTGTGCAATGGGTACATTGATTTCTTGTAACCAATCATCAGGGATACCAGAGCTTACATGAGGCCAGAAGTCTCCTTCTTTATTGTTAAATGCTTGACGTAAGTCTGTATTGTATGTAGTTTCACAATAGAAGTTAGGAATACCATACGCCCATAAATAAATATATCCATCATAGAATGTTCTGTATGCTCCTCCATCTTTTGGTACAGAAGCAGGGTCGTTAGGACAATCAAAGTTGTGTGCCTTGTAAGAAATGAGATTTGTTGCAGGGGTACCACCTATTTGATAATTTTCTAAAATAGATCTAGAAGAGTGCCAGTATTTAGGGTAACCAATGTTTCCAAGTTCATCATAGAATATATCACTATCATCTGGAGCACCCACTCTGTTATCTATAAAGTATGGAAGCTTTGTTTTGAATGCAAATCTAGAAATAAATGTATCTCCACCAAATACTGTAGAGGTTCCTGGTGTATTAATAAGAGCTTGATATCCTGTATCAATTGTTTGGTATGAATATATCTGACCCCACTGATTAGGAATGATATTCTTCATAGATGCGTAATAAGACACCACTGTAGCATCTTGTTCTTTCTCAGGTGTTGCACATGCTCCTTTACTACCTATTGTAAACCTAGACTTATCTTCAATAAGTGGATCTCCTCCACTAAGTAAACTAGGTGTTTGACTTGGAAAAGGTAGAGGATCAATTCCTTCATTATTATATTCTCTGTTTCCTGCAGTTCTTATAAATACAGAAGTTTCTCTGTTCCAATTGTTTATTGATAACTCATCCCCACCTAATGACTGAACTCCAGGAATCAAATATCTTGTAAGATCAATATCTCTCTGCTTGATACCTCCTGATACATTATTGTCTACAGGATAAGAGTAGTCATAGTTAGCTCTAGAGTTGAAAGACATTGCATAGTTCTTTCTTGTAATACCGTTTACATAAATTGTTAGATAAGACTGATAAACAGTAAACATTACACCAGCATTGATAACACCATTCACTGTAGCAACTGCTTTTGATGCATCTAATGCATCTGTTTGTGCTTCTTTAGATAGGAGCTTATATTTAGCATTGTCTTTAACTTGCACCCAATGTGCTTTACCAGCCCCAAATAATACACTCTCCAGCTTTAATACACTTCCTAAGAATGGTTGACCAAAGGATGTTTCTGGTGAATTAAATACTTGCCTGTATGTTAATCCTGTATCCTCTTGCTCCTCAATAGATGGTTGAGGTTTTTCATCACTACAACCTAATGTAGATCTTCTACTACTAAATCTACTTCCAATTCCATATATATAACCTGCTTCAGGTATGCCTGAAACACTAGCAACCTCTCCTGGGTCTTCATCAGCTGGATCTTTTAGTCTAATTTCAGGAACACATAAGTCTTCATTAATAGGCCATGGTGCCTCTACACAATCACTTGCATAAGGTGCTGGAGCATCCATCTCAACAATAACGGTTCCTCTACCATCAGAACCAAACGGATCATCACTAAGCCATGTTTGTCTAAATTGTGTGCTTCCAGTAAATAATTCTCCTGGATATTGAAAAGGATCATACCAGTTTAATCTATAACCAAAAGGAAGATCAATCCAAGTGTCTCCATGATCCGCTTTGTATACATCATAGTTACCAGGACCTATTGTCATTTTACCTAACAAGGGGACAGGTCTTGTCAATGAACAAATTTCAATTGTTTCATCTAGTTGTATAGTTGCTTCTGTCACCTTACCATTCAATGCGCTTGTGTATTGAAACACACCTTCTCCTTCATTTACTGTTATTTCAAGATCTAATATAACTCCTAAAATAGAAGGATCATTTTGTGTAGATGGTAAGTGTATTAGATAAGGCTCTGAGTCAGCACTCCATGCATTATTGTTTGCTAATACATATGGATCTGAAGACAGGTCATTGTATGGATAGTTAGGGTAGTAATAGTCTTCTTCATCTCTAGTATACTTGTTTACGTTTCTAAGTATACCTTTTGCTATTACAGACTTGTTTGTTCCTCTGTCACCTCTTACAATCTTGTAGGCAACAATATCATCTTTCTGATCTTGTGTTAAGTCAGAGTTTTGTATTAGTGAATATATCTGTGAGTTATCCACTCTAACACCAATAGGAAAGATGGCATTATCCTGCATTGCAGGAACAATCTTATTGTTGTCATAAACAATCTCACCATTCTCCATTATAGGAGTTACAGATAGATCAGGAAACTTGTGGTGTCTAATAGGTTGACCAGCTAGCTCTCCCCACACATCATCGTTACATGGGTATTCTTCTGTTGATTCCCAATATGCAAACTCACCATATTCCCATGGTCCTTTATAGCTTGGGTCACTAGATTGACCAGGAGAAGCTCCTGTTACAGATCCTGTATTATATACCTTCCACCAAGACTTATAACCTGTATCACCAGTGTAGTAATCAGGCTCTCCAATAAAATCATTGTTTGTGTCAGGAACATCTGGATAACTTTCATTAGCACCTTTCTCTCTTCCTGGAATATGAAAGCCATCTGTTTGCTTACCATTCTTTAGTAAGAATACAATTTCAAATGCATACACCTCATCACGCATGTACCCACGTAAGTTTACAGCATTTATCTCATCTGCATACGTTTCATTTGCTGGTATCCTGTGTGTTTCCCAACCAAGTGTTATTTGATTTGCAATTGACTGGTAGTTGATTCTATCAATAGATGTAAGGTTGTCCCACACAAGAACATCTTGTACAGCTGTAACATCTTGTGCAATGTCGTAATAAGGAAACTTCTCAAATATATCAGATATTGATAACTGTATTGCTGATTGATCAGCTCCTGTGTAAACTATCTCTTTTGTAGCTTCTTCAATATTATATGTTCCTACAAGCTCAACAGATGTAACATTGTTGATTGTTTTTATTACAGCTAGATTGAAGTATTGAAATTGTCCTGTTAAGTCAAGATTGAAAACACCTACAGCAATAGACTTTCCAACATTATAATCAAAGTTCACTGATGTAATAAACTCATCAGCAATAGGAACAGGGTTAGTTACAGAGTAGTATGATGTAAGTTCATTACCTGAAGCATCTGCATATTGCACTGCAAACTGATATGTACCTGCTGTTAGATTACCTACATTTCTAATCTGAGTAATCATTAACTGAGGAATAGAGAAGTCAGGTTGTAACTTAAGCTGGTTACAATCTAATTCATCACTATATACAGGATCACAACTTGGTGTACCTGCTATAAGCTTATACGGAATGTTCTCTATGTCTAAATATCTTCTAGGATTAACTCCATCTGTCCAGTAGAGTTCTGTTGTACAATTAGTGATTCTGTGTACAACTTTAGGGATGGGATTCTTTACATCAAAGTTAAGGCAAGCAGCATTTATGAGTGTGTGATACTGACAATCGTTATTGTCCATATATCCAATCTCACTATCTCCTGTGTTTGGGTTGGCTAAAAAGAATATATTCTTACGCTTCTCAGGAATAAAATGAGAACCAATAAGTTTGTACCCTGTAGGAAAATCCAAGCATAGCTCGTTACCTGGCTCATTCTGGTAGTTTACAGAACTAGAGTCAAAGTTTTCTACAGCAGCATTTAAAGCATAGGTAAGTCTTCCAGGACCAACTTGGTTGATAGAGCTGTCTAGGTTTAATCCTGCTCTAGCAGCAGCTGGATTTAGTCTGATATTACCCTGCTTTTTGTTTTTATCAGAATCTTTATTTGATTGCTGTTTAGCCATATGTGTTAATTGTTACGCCTTCTACCGTATCTATTAGTACGATTTGGAAGCTCATACATATTAAACCTATTGAGATCTTTCTTTATTCTACGTTGTTTCTCCCAAGGTGTTTGCTTTTTAATTTCAATCTCAGCCTCGATATATTTCTCATCAGCCATTGCTTTGTAGTAGGCTAGCTTTTGTTGAAGCTGATTGAATGTTTCATCATTTGTTTGGTTAGTTAGAATCTCAAACACTTTAAACTTGATAAACGCTTCTACATACTCTGCTATACGATAGTTGTCAGGAACCAACTGGTTTCCTATACTATCATACTCAGTAGCATAAAATAACAAGTGAACTACAGCATTTCTGAAGTTAGTTACAAACTTGTTATCTCTGATGTCAAATGAATCATAGTTTGCTGAACCAGGAGTAAACTCTCTTACAGGTGGTGCAAACTCATTCCAATCACTTCTGTAACTTACATCACATTGCTGTCTTGCAGATATATTTCCTGGTCTTAATAGATAACTGTGTCTGTAAGATCTAGCTATCTCGTTGCTTGTTTTATATACAGCTTGAACTAGTTCAGGCATACATGTACCATCACAATTTGGATGTTGACAGCTAGGATTATTGCAAGGAGTTCCTCCTATAGTTAATGGAGATATTTGTATAGTTGTTGCATTAGCTGCTTGTGAATAAAAAGAGTTTGCTATTGGATAAGGGTTACCAGGGATTTCTGCACACATCCAAGCTTCTCTAACAGCATGAAAGTTGTCTGGAAGTCTTGCTTCAAAATCTTCAACGTGTAATACCTGCTCACTAATTTTATACGTAGTTCTACCTAGCTTTCTTAGACACTTGTCCAAGTAAGTAGGAAACAGTAAATCATCTACAGCACCTGTGTCAAAGTAACTTTTTAGCTCTTCTTTTACAGTTGCATAGATAGGTTCTGGTGAAACAAAATTGTATTTATAATAGTATGACATAACTTATTTTTTCCATTCATGATAAGTGTGTTGGTATTTGTTGTCAGTTTTTATATAGTGTGATAATAACCTTGATGTAACTCTAGAGGGCTTGAAGTACCATAAATCTGAATATCTGAATCTAGCACTCTCTTTAAACCAAAGCCAACCAAAGAAAAAACCTTCTGTGTGATAGTTAAAGTTGTATATAACCTTTCCTTTTTCTTTTGTCTTTTGCCAATCGATAGGTAGGTTTACAAACTCTTTACCATCCTTACCCTTCATCTTTCTTCTCTTCTTTTTATTGATAGAGAACTCTCCAAAGCCACAAGGAAGTTTTTCTTTTTCTCCTGTCTCTAGTATGTAGTGTTTAAATGCATCGTTGAATTGATACAATATATTTCTCCACTCATCAAATGATAAGCTCACCAGTGGGTGCTTCTTGCAGAAATCATTGTAGTTTTCTTTGCTTGCACTTCTCCAATCAACAGAGACTCTAGCCATTTAGTTTAGTTTGTAGGTTGAGCATTAGGAGCTTGTCCATCAATGCCTTCATTACTCATATCTGTTTTTATTTGGAAGTATGTAGATAATAACTTAGTAGAAGTCATCGCTAATACTTGTTGCTCTAGATATCCTGGTAGAGCAAATTCTTTATCCAGTGGGTTCTTACATAAGTCATCCACAGAATAACTTGTACCACAGTCGCAATCTTGTGGATACATTATCTCATTAGGTACATCTTCTTCAAATAATGCAGATAGTCTTAGTGCCTTTAGTAAAGGGTTAGTTACATATAGATAACCGTTGGATATCCAGAAGTAGCTCTCTTTTTTAATTATACGAAGTTTTAAGATGTTTAGGTACCTGTTTATTGTTATTTCTTTTAGCTTGGTACCCTTACCTCCCATAGCATTTATAGAATACACTCCTTGAATTACATACTGGTAATTACCTTCTGCCATTCTAGGTAGCTTGTATTTAGTTCTTGCTACAGTGCAAGGATCAGCATAGTCACAACATTCAGATATGGGCACTTCTACCATTTCCAAACAAGGAATGGTAGTGAACAGTGTGTCACTAGCCCATAACTTTCTTACATTAGTTTCTCTTTTGATCAGCGTTAGTGCGTTGGTTCTCAGCTCAGAAGCAATTGCTCTGTCTGTAATCAATGCATCTGTAGATAGTATCTTGTGCGTTGACCTAACATCTGAAACTAATTTTCTTAGTGTTGCCATAATTATATTCTTTCTTCAAATTCAGCCACCTTGCCAAACTTAGAATCATAAACTAAGGCTAGGGCAGCTCGTACGCTATGTACAAAATTATTATCCTTATGCCATCTATCTGTACCAGATAAGCTAGGCATTTGTTGTATCCTTACCCCTTTTATCTCCTTAGCCATGTAGTGATGCTTATCACCTGTGTGAACTTCTCTGTATGTAGCACCTCCAAACATTTGTGAATATTTTGGATGTGTAGCAAACAGTAATGGTAACTGATCTATCTTACAGTTCCCATGATGGTAACCAATAAACGTTTCACCAACCATTGTTCCTTTTACAACACTATGTTCTCTAGTAAAAGATACAGCATTTTCATCTGTAAAGAATATATCTAGAGCATGTGCTAGGTAGAATGATTTAGTTCTATCATGGTTACCTTGTACTAAGATCACCTCAACTTGGTTAGCATTAGCCTTCAACATCTTTATTGTATCTACAAGAATTGCAAAACCAAGCTCATATTCAGAAGCATAGTCTAATATGATATCCTGTGGAGTACCGTTTGTTGTTGAATTTTGATAGTTGTCTGTATGAAAAAAGTCATTTGATATTGGAAATACCACCTTATTTATATCATAGACAGATCTAACTTTTTGTATCAAATTTTGAGCCACATCAAAGAACCTTCTTGCTCTTACAGCAGGATCATTGTCTCCATCAACATATCGCTTTGCTAAGTGATAATCAGATAGAGATAGCTCAACATCTGCAACATCTTTACCACTTTTCTGTGGTGAGGGGATTGGAATGTAATTTGATTTATAGTTCTCTAAGAACTTGCTGAAATCTTCAGCTGTGTAATCTTTTGGTGTTTTCCTCTTTGAAAATACTGAGGAAGTAAACTTTCCGCTTGGAAGTACTTTAGACCAGTAGTTTGTAATTATGTATTTGTCTAGGTCTATTTTGTGAAGCTTTGCTAGCTCCAGGTGGTTTTTGGGTTCATAATCAAGAGTAATTGTACTCTCTATAGTTCCCTTTTCATTGTTCACCTTCTTTAGTGATTCGAAGGTTTCAGATGTGTTTGATGTTTTTAAGAATGCTTCTCCTTCATCTTTTTCTCTACTTCTAATTTCTTTGATTAATTCATCTACTTCATCTTCTGTTATGTTCAGCTTTTCAGCATAGAACTTTTTACTCTTTTTCCAGCCAAGTAATCCCTCCAGCTGTCTGAGTAGTTTCTCATTGTATGACATTTAATTGTACTTTGGTTAAAAAATATTGTAAAGATATAAAATTTATTTTGGATATAACAAATAAATTTACTAAACAAGGTTATTATTTATAATCAATTTAGTTATAAATAAAAACTCCTAGGGCTACTAATAACCCTAGGAGAAGCCTTGCAAAACCAACAAAACAAGACTTTTTATACATTAATATCTAAATACTTGCCAGGAACATCTACTGACATCACTCTAATCACTGTTGTTGTGTTAGGTATCTTATCTGTAGGGTGTCCTAGAAGTAACTCATCTCTTGTTACACCTGATTCAAAAGGTGCTGTAAATCCATTCACATCTGAATACAGATAGAATGTTTGAAGGGCTGTGCCTATCTTGTTTACTTGTACTGCTCCTGTCATAGTTAGGTAATTGTTATATCTACATAGTTAGTACATACACCTGTATTTTGCACTCGACAAATAGTTGCACCAAAAGGCACACCCACTGTATATCCAAATGGACTAGTGAGCACAGCTGTTGTTGTAGAAGCTATTGGTGTAGTATACCCAGTTGCATCTGTATATAAATCAACAGTGTCTGTATCAACACCTGCTGAGGTTAATTTTACTGTCATTGTTGCTGCCATAGTTTCTTATTTTATTTACGGACAAATTCCTATTGGTGAACTAACTTGACCACTTGAATTTACTGGTGAACTAGTGAATAGTGAACTACCACTCATAATTATTTTGTAATAATTACCATCACCAACGAATGGTATAGTTCCAGCAACATCTGTATACACTACACTACTTGTACTTACTGTTTGAGAAGCACCAGAACCTGTTGGATTACTAACATATACTGTTACTGATGGTGTATATGGACAAGCATCACTAGGGTGAGAACTGTTTGAAATTAATGCTGATTTTGTAGCACTAGTAGTAGTAGTTGTTGTTGTATTAACCACTGCAGTTCCTCCAGTCAACGCACAGTCAAGTGGTGCTGCTGTAGTGGTTGTAGTGGTTGTGCTACTTGTACTAGTTGTAGTAGTCGTACTGCTTGTACTAGTGGTAGTTGTTGTAGGAGAACTAACGTCTCCTTGGAATACAAATGCAGTGTTAGCACTTCCCATTGTATATGGAGAGAACAGTGGTGTTACTAACTGATCTACACAAGGCATACAATCGTCTTGTGGTTGATATAATCCACCATCTTGTATTATTTTATTACCAAAGTTAAATGTACCTGTTTTAACGTTAGTCATTGTTGCTGTTACAACTTGACCAGCAGTAAGGTTTAATGATCCTGCTTGATACGTATTACCAACACTTATTGTTTGATTTACCACTTGAACAGAATCAACTTCTATTGTAAGATTAACAGTTCCTATAAATGTAGGAGTTCCTGTAATAAGCTCATAATCAAATCTATATGGAGGAGCTGCAGTGGTTGTAGTAGTGGTTGTACTACTAGTACTAGTTGTTGTAGTTGTTGAACTAGTAGATGTTGTTGTAGTTGTTGGACAATTAGTTGGTAAATCAATACAGTTTTCACATGTACCAACAGAGCATACTCTTATGATAGTTGCTCCCACAGGTAGTTCTACAATATATCCAGCAGTTAAACTCGCAGCAGGAACTTGTGTTTCAAAAGGAGAAACATATCCATCTGCATCTGAATATAAATCAAATGGTCCAGCAGAACCACTTGGGGGAATTGTTATATTTATCTGTATCAACATATCTTAAGGTATTGTGGTGGTGGTTGTTGTTGTGTTTTCTAACACTATATCTACAGAGTTTACACACTTCTCTGTAGCTTGTATTCTTACAGTGGTTGTGTAATCTGGAACTAATACGCTTGAGTATCCAGCAACTAAAGATGCTCTACTTACGCCTGTTTCAAAAGCAGTGGTGAAGCCATCAATGTCTGAATATAAATCAAACACTGTGGCATCAGTTCCTGCTGTAGTTAGTGTTAATAATACTGTCATAATTATGGACAACAGTTGTTGTTAATTGTTGTTATCTGTGCGTTAATATTATTGATTTGTTCTGTTATGTTAGAGATTGCAGTAGTGTTTAGTGCAACTTGAGCTTTCAATTCAACAAGAACTTCATCTATTTTTGATAATGCAACGTTAAGTGTATCACAAGCCTCTACCCCTGAACCAGGAAGTGTAGGACCATTATACACAATTGTATTTGAAAGTGCACCAGTAGTTCCACAAGAGTTTGTAGTAGAATTGCAATTGCAAGTGCTATTACATCCACATGTGGTATTTAAAACTACACCAGTGCAGCAAGGGTTTACAGGTAGGTATGCCATTTTATTTTGTTTTAAGGTATGTAAATTATATAATATACTCCACGTCCAGGTTGATAGTTTTGGTGTCCCTGTCCACCACCAGTTAGGTTAGTGTCGGTGATCCCTGTTAACATGTCTGATGTTTCAGCATTAGGTGATGGAGTGCTTTGAATTTGTAATGTATCATCATTAGGAGCACCTCCACCAGCATTTTGTACATAATCACCAACCACTGTACCATTTCTTGCTGGAAAATTATGTTTGTGACCAGGATCACTAATTGTGTGACTGTGTGCAGGAAGCTGTCCTGTAGTTAGCACTACAGTATTACTACCATGTACACTTCCTAATCCATAGCTTGGGTTTCCTGATACAGCAGGATCTACAGCAGAGTCAAGTGCTCCACCTCCCATTGATCCATCGTTGGCTCCAATAAGTGCTCTACCTCTTAAGTCAGGAGTACCATTGTTACCATTACATAGATATATGTTTGCCCAACTACCAATACCTGCTCCAGAAGCATCAAAGTTAGATAAGAATGCAGAACCACCAGCAGCAGCAACAATTGAGAATGGAACCATTCTATTAGCTATCAACTGTTGTGTAGGATCTGTGTTAATGTAGTTTTCGATGTACGTATTAATTTCTGAAATCTTTACGTACGTAGCATCTACATATGTTATGAAGTCTGTAAGTTGTTGGGCTACAGTACACACTTTATTTACTACAGCTTGCAGCACCTCTTGTGTACTTGTATTATCAGAAACACTCAAACACTCAACATCATACTCGACTGGTCGGTTCTGTTCTTCAACTACACCTATCTGGTCCTCTAAGCTACATATAAACTTAATAATACTAGTTAGGTAGTTATTTAAAGAAAGAGGGTCACATGAATCTAGTTCTTTCTGAAGCGAGGGGCATATATCAGTTGCTGGAACTATAGGAAATATTCCTGTGCCATCAAGTGTTGAACTTAAAAAAGTTATTAGAGCCTGCTCTACATACGATAGAGAGTCTCCATTTTTTATTCCTAGAACAGGGACATCTACCCCTGTATATTTAACGCATTTGTCTGAGGTAATCTCAGTACATCCGTTGTAGCAATTTGAGCAATTATTTGACATGGTATTTTATATTTTAACAAGGGTTATCTAATGTATCAGTTAATCCTGCTTGCCAGTATGTCTTACCGTTACAGGACTTATTTCTTTGATCACTTCCTCCAGGTTCTGTTATGTATTCCATTGTGTTAGTATTTACAAATCTTAATTGGTCTACATTAGGATTCCAATGTTCGATTCCTAATTCATCAGCAATGTGATCTATTCTACAAACAAAAAACACTGAACTACAGCCATTTGGTGGACCTGCAAAACCACAGCAAGCTTCTGCAACTGTACAGTTACCAGCAAAAAGTAATCCAATTAATTTTATAGTTCCATTAATTTCTGCATATACAGCAGATCCTGAATCTCCTTGAAGACCTGGATTAAGACAACCAATTTGTTGTGA